ATGGCAACACCGAAGAAGAAAGTAGTGGTTGAAAAGATTGCTAAGAAATGGCTATCAACTGATGAAGCTGCATCATACATAGGTATGGGAAAGTCGTTCATAGTTGAGTTGAGAAAGAGTGGAAAGTTACCACACTGCATGATAGGTCACTCTGCATTCTTCCTTGCAAGCGATATAGATAATCTGCTTGAAAGCCATCGTATATATTAGAGTTCTGTTGTTTAATATCACCAAGTGTGGTGGATGGGCGAGTCTTTAACTATTTTTTTTATATGCTCGCCCAATATGGTTTCATAGCTCAGATGGTTAGAGCGGTCGGCTGTTAACCGATAGGTCGTAGGTTCGAATCCTGCTGAAACCGCAATTCTTTTAGAATCAGATTATCACTACAAGTGATGAAACTGAAAGCTAGAGAAGAGTTCTTTGGCATATTGATAAAATGCACAGAATAGTATGCGCATATAAGAAATGTAGTAAAGGAGCGGCACTGGCACGCGGTGATATTACGAAAGGGTATGCGATATACGTAAGACTAGTAATTCTGTTATTGATGAAATTATCACTGATGAACTACCACGGAAATGATATTGGCATCCAGTCAAGCGAGAAGAATTGTCGTGGAAAGCAAAGGATAATGATAATTCAGAGATAGCAGTCTAGCCAACTCTGAACAGAGTTGAGTCAAAGAATGAGACTTAAACACTACTTAAAGTAGAGATTACTTCTCAATACTTTAATTAAATAACAACAAAGAGATACTTGGTGTAAATGGAAGCACGTCATACAACTAGAAGATACCGTTCTTATCGTATGGAAATGTTGGTTCGAATCCGGCAATATCTCCAAAGTTATAAATGTTTTTGCATAAATATTTTATTTGATTACTTGTTTGTTTATATTTTAATTAACAAAATTTGAATTTGAATTTGACAATGATGGCAATGCAGTCTGTCTGTGAAGATAGGCTGCACAAATCGCAGGTTGGAGCAGTGGTAGCTCGCTAGGTTCATGTCCTAGAGGTCGCAGATTCGAATTCTGCACCTGCAACACTCATTTTTTTTTGGTTATAAGGTTATAAGGTAAAGTTAATTAGTTTTCTAAGTTTTAGCATCAAGTTCGTGAGAATATGATGCTTCTGGTTCTATGGTGTAACGGCAGCACAAGAGATTTTGGTTCTCTTAGAGATTGTTCGATTCAGTCTGGAACTACTACAATTTTTTCATCTATGTGCTTCTGCTTGTGAAAGTAGTAGTGCTTTATTTATTATACACTTTTTTAAGTGTTTTTGTTTACTTAAATAATTTATTTTTTTCTCAACTGCTTGGGATAAGTCGTTGAATTATGCCCTTAAAGCAATTAGGTAATGCGCTACATACGTAGATTTAAAGCTCCGACCAGTATTGTAGAGAAGATGGTTCGATTCCATCTAGGGGCGCATTTTTTTTACTTTGTCATAAGAAAATGATTAAATTTTAAAATTAGGCTGTTTTTCCTTGGCGGTCAGATTATTAAGTTAGTCTGCCGCCAAGGTTTTTTACGAAAAGAACATGAAGATTATATATAGTATAAAGGTTCACAGAGACCACTTGAAAACGCTGCAAGGTCTGAAATGCTTGCAGTCGGTTGATGTCGGTGAAGATGGCAAGTCAATTACTTGTCAGTTCAAAGACAACAAGACTAGAGGTTGTCTGATTGCTCATACAAATGATTGGCTTGTTGAATTTGCGACAGGAGAATGGCAGAAGTTCGGTGATGCTGCTTACCAACAACTAGTTCGGAATCCGAGCAACGTATCTAAAGAATATTAGCTATGGCTGCTGCTAGGGTTATTCAACACAAGTACACATCGAAAGATGGTACTGAGTACGATAGTAAAGAAGAATATCTGTATCACCAAATTCTTCTTGCTGATAAAAGAGTTTCTTGTATTCATAGACAAGTGAAACTCAGCATATTCAAATCCATTTATATGATTGTGCCGAAACAGCTCAAAACAAAGGTTCGGTACGATAAAAGACTGATGGTTAGCGGTCATAGCTATAAACCAGACTTCATATTTTGGGAATACGGAAAATTGATTGTCTGTGACGTAAAATCAAAGTACACTCATTCTCTCAGGGAGTTCAGAATAACTGCCAAGGGGTGTATCAGTAAGATTGTCGAACACAACAAGAAACGTCATAATGGTGAGCCGTTTGTGGTTTTTCGTGAAGCTATCCATATCAAGAAGAACGAATGGAAGATAATCGACTACCCACCTGACGGAAACAGTTATTGTGAGATTTAATTTCATTCATAATTTATTTAAAATTTATAGTTAGTTATGTAAACCGCCCCTACGCCGACTAAGGTTGTCGTAGATAGGATGTGGAGTTGCTCTTTGGGCAAGAGTATGAATCGAAAACACACCAAGGGGAAATAAAACCTCTCGTAAGTTTGGCAGATGGTGTGTCTTTTGAAACCTCGGAAACGAAGCATCCTTTTAAAAACAGTTTAATATATGAATATAAAAGAATTAGACGGTTATCTGAAATTTCTTTCTGAGAAACAGACTGCCGTTCAAGAAAGCGGTTTTGATGTTGAGGATAGCGATTTGAGTCCTCAACTATTCCCATTTCAGAAGTATTGTGTTAAGCGAGCATTGAAAGTTGGTCGATTTGCGATGTTTGAGGACTGTGGATTGGGAAAGACGTACCAGCAATTAGAGTGGGCACAGCAAGTGGTAAATCACATTAATAAACCTGTTCTTATTCTTGCGCCATTGGGTGTTATAGGTCAGACAATCAAAGAAGGAGTTCATTTCGGGTACAAAGTAACTGAGATTGCTCTTACTACATTTGACCAGGACTTGGATACTGGTATCTATATTACCAACTATGATAATATGGATAACATAGATGCTTATCTGTTTGGGGGGGGTCGTTCTTGATGAGAGTTCAATATTGAAGAACTTTGCTGGAAAGACAAGAACCGCACTTATTGAGGATTTCAAAAATACACCTTATAAGTTATGTTGTACTGCAACGCCTTCTCCAAACGATACAACCGAGCTTTGTAATCATGCAGAGTTCTTGAATATTATGACAAGAAACGAAATGCTTGCGATGTATTTTGTACATGATGGCGGCTCTACATCTGATTGGAGACTGAAAGGTCATGCACAACAAGACTTCTGGGATTTCGTTTCTACTTGGGCAGTCATGCTCAGTAAACCATCTGATATTGGTTTTAGCGATGATGGATATATCCTTCCACCGATGAATGTTATTGAAGATTACATCGTTACCGAAAAGAAAGATAACGGTGCTCTCTTTAATGATATGGCAGTGTCTGCAACGGATTTCCATAAAGAGCTTAGAAGAACTATCAAGCAACGTCTTGAAAGAGTTGCTGAGATTGTTAATGCTTCTTCTGAGAATTGGATTATCTGGATTGGGCAAGATGAGGAAGGTAAGGTTCTTCGTGAGCTGATTCCCGATGCAGTTGAGGTTAAAGGTAGTGATAGCAAGCAATACAAGAAAGATAAGTTGCTCGGATTTGCCAATAACGAGTTCAGAGTGCTTGTCACTAAGTTGAAGATTGCATCATTCGGTCTTAACTATCAGAACTGCCGTAATCAGATGTTTGCTTCACTTGATTTTTCATTTGAAGCTACCTATCAAGGTATCAGACGTTCATATCGTTTCGGTCAGAAAGATGAGGTGAATATCCACATCATTACTCTTGATACGATGCAGAACGTGAAATCATCATTCGAGGAAAAGCAAAAGCAGTTCCTCGAAATGCAGAAGTCTATGACCGAAGCTATGTGTCGTAACATCAATAATCAGATAAAGTTAAAGAAGATGGAAGTTGATAATAAGTATCAATCAAAAAACTGTGACATTCGCCTAGGTGATTGCGTACAGCTCATTCAGAATGTTCCCGATGAGAGTATAGGTTTCTCTATTTTCTCTCCACCATTTGCGGAACTTTACACATATTCCGATAAGTTGGAAGATATGGGTAACTCAAAGGACTATAAGGAGTTCTTTACTGCCTTCAAATATCTTGTTAAAGAACTATACAGAGTTCTTTGGAGCGGTCGTAACGTTGCTGTTCATTGCATGGACTTGCCTATCCAAAAAGGTAAGGAAGGATATATTGGTCTTCGTGACTTCTCTGGTATGATTCTTGAAGCATTCCAAGAAGTAGGTTTCATTTATCATTCTAGGGTAACGATTTGGAAGAATCCTGTAACTGAAATGCAGAGAACAAAGGCACTCGGTCTTCTCCATAAGCAAGTAAAGAAAGATGCGGCTATGAGTCGTGTCGGCATCCCTGACTATCTTATGGTATTCCGTAAGGAAGGCGAGCATGAACACCCAGTTCATTGTGATATATCTGTTGATACTTGGCAAAAGTACGCCTCGCCAGTGTGGATGGATATTGATTATTCTAAAACACTTAATGGTATTAAGGGTCGTGACGAGAATGACGAGAAGCATATTTGCCCATTACAACTTGAAACAATCGAGCGAGCAATAACTCTTTGGAGTAACAAGGGTGATAAGGTTCTTACACCATTCCTTGGAATCGGCTCTGAGGTTTATCAGTCAATTAAGATGGGTCGCTTTGGTGTCGGCTTTGAATTAAAGGATAGTTACTTTAATGAAGCTGTAAAGAATTGCAAAGCTGCCGAAGCTGATACAAATGCACCTACATTGTTCGATATGTAATTTTTCATTTGCCCATTATATATGCAATTCACGTGAATCGGTGTGGTGGAACTTGCGTGATGTTCACTATGTAATAGTCTGAGCACTGCACCGATTATTCTTTGGATATTATTTTCTTTCATAATCAAGCCCAACCGATGATAGTGTTCCTTGGGCAAGAACGATAATGGTACGACACTGCTAGAAATAGTAGCACTCTTGAAATTTGGTGGCTATCATCGGTACTTTAGATGTCTTTAGAGTAGGTCAATGTTTAACGAGCCAAGGCAGTTCCGACCGACCATCGGGAAATAGTCAATACAATCCTTGTAGGATTCATCACTTAAATTTTGCCAACTGCCGAGGCTCATTTTTTTCAAAGTCTGGGAGGTGTATAATGGCGAGATTAACGATTGAAGAATTAAAGAAAGACCCATTGACAAAAGGCGATTTTGAGCGTATGAAAATTATGGGATTAGACCCAAATGAGCCTTGGTCGTTAGTTTGTAAGATATTGGATTTTTGTGACGATGGTTACTTTAATATGAGAGCTTTGAATCTATTCTCCATATATGTAACTGGTTACTTCGATTGTTATCGTAGATTAAATTCTGAAAAGATAGAAAAGATTAAAAAAACTTTTGGATAATGAAAGGTATGTATTATATATGCTATCTCGTTGTTATGCTTGTTCTTGTAGTTGCTGCTGAGATAATCAACTTCGCAAGCAAGACTGTATGCGGCAAGAAAGTTATCAAATGTTTTGATTTATGAGTATAATTTTATTTGCGCTTGCTGCAACCGCTCTTATGTTCGCAGTTGCTGGCGCAATAGCGATGATGCTAGGTTGGGATAAAGAAGATTAGCAAAATGAGAAGCGAATCAAGGCGTAGCCAGCTCGACCACGAAAGATATATGAGAAATCGTGAAGAAAGACTGCAAAAGCAAAGAGATTATTACAGAAATAATACTGAACTTTGCAAGGCTAGCGTAAAGCGATGCAAAAAGAAAAGAGTAGAAAGAGAAATATTATTATTGTTTAATTAATTAAATATGTAGCTATTATGGCAAAAGACAAAATTAAGTTGGTTTTCGAGATTGACCGCTTTAAGGTTATCGGTTGTGTCGCACGTAACTGTGAGACCAAGGAAGAGTACGAGGAATTGGTGAAAATCATCAATGGTACTGATGAGGTTGTTCGCAATGACAAAGAAATTGAGAAGACAAACTGTGTACTGATTCTCGACCAGTTGTTGCACAACAACGAGAATTTGGCTCTTCGCAAACGCCTGGAGAGCGAAAACGAAACACTCCACAATGGTGAAGGTGACGGTGATGGTGACAACGATGGTGACGGCAACGTAAAGTGCATCGAAATCAAAGGCGATGTTGCCAAAGAACTCTTTGATAAGATTGCTTCTTTGGCTGATAATGGAAAGGATGGTGAGTAATGAGAGCAAGAACAGCATCTTGGTATGAGACTAGAATCAAGTACCAAAAGACGATGGAGGATGGCTCGGAAAAAGTTGTCAACGAACTTTATGTTGTTGATGCACTTTCTTGCACCGAGGCAGAAACATCTATCATTGATGAAATGAGTTGCTATATTAGTGGTGATTCTGCCGTTACAAGCGCAAAGAAAACCAACTATGGCGAGATTTTCTTCTCTGACTTGGATGATGATGATAAGTGGTACAAGGCAAAGTGTCAGTTTATCACTATTGATGAGAAGAGTGAGAAGGAGAAGCGTTCTAACGTTACTTACTTGGTTCAGGCTAAGTCGTTGGCACGTGCTCTTCGATACGTTGATGAGGTGATGGGCAAGACTATGATTGATTACGACATCGTAGGTCTTAACGAAACTAAGGTATTCGATGTCTTCGAGCATCACGCCCCATCTTCCGAAAACAAAGAGGAAAAGAATGAGTAGAATCGACAAACTTATAGCATCTATGCCGTCAAAAATGGCTAATGCAGTAATCCATCAACGCAAGTTGCACGCTTGCTTGATGGAACTTACTGCAAACAAGTCAAGAGAAGTGGCGGCTAGAGCTATTTTTCTGAATTACCAAGATGGTGATGGCAGAAAGTTAGGTACGATTCCACATTATTACGAAAGACCTACATCTACTGGCTCGGTAATGGTGGAGACGTACTTTAGTTATATTGATAGAGTTCACTAATTTTAAAATCTATACAAATGGATATAGAACAGTTAAATAAAACGCCTCATAATCAGATTTGCGACTTGGCAAGAGATAAGTTTATTGAGGTGTACAATCAGAAGTTCGGAGAGGGTGGAGAAGTGTTCTTTGAAGAACAGAAGGCTCTGTTTAATAATGAGCTTCTCAACGGCTCATTTAAGGGTTATCTCGAAAAAGCTACATCGTTGAATATTCACGATGCTTTCATGAACTTGGCGATTAACGGATTGTCTCTCGAAAAGGGAACTACGACACTCTGTTATCTTATGGGTTATAGCAACTACGACAAGAACACCCGACAATCAACTTATACGGCTAAGATTACATATACAGGATATGGTGAGATTCTTCTTCGTCAAAGGGCTGGACAGATTCTTCGTTGTGACAACCCTGTAGTGGTATATGATTGCGATGATTTCCGCTTCGGTGAGCGTGACGGTCATAAATTTGTTGATTATGTGAAGACCTATCCACGACCAGCAAATTCACGTATCGTTGCTTGTTACGTAAAGATTATCCTTCCAAATAACTCATACGATTACTTCGTTCTTGACCGTGAAGGTATCGACAGATTGCGTGAATATTCTGCTAAATTTGGCGGTCAAGACCACAAGGCTAACGCTCTATATGGAGGTAGTTATACTGGTAATGATGGCAAAATGTACTTCAAGGATATTGATACAGGATTCCTTATCTCTAAGACTTGTAAGCATGCTTTTAAGACTTATCCTAAGTTACCTGTCGGTCTTGGTGGTATGTTGCAAGCTGATGTTGACAGCCAACCTCAACAACAGCAACAGCAACAACAAGAAGCATTTGGTGCTTCGCAAGCTGAAACACAGAAAAATGGTGTTAAGGCAAAGGTTGACGATGATTCTCCATTTTAATATATAAAGTATGGCTGAAAATACAGAATTGCAGTTGGTACAACAACAAGCAAACAATATTACAAGACAGATTGCAACGCTCAAATCCGATACAGAAAATGCGGTGCAAGCTAACAGAAAGTCTTATGAGGCATGTGTTCAGGCAGGTGAATCTCTTCTGTCTGATATTAGTGCGTCTGGTATGAATGATGCTCTTGACGAGAAAGCTGCTGAATTTATCAAGAAGGCTAAACTGACAGAGAAAGCAATGACAGAGAAACGTAAGGGTGTTACCCAAGTGTTCGATATTGTCCGTAAAGGATTTACGATGATGGAGAGCCTTATCTCTGCCAAGAATACAGATTCAGTTGTCTATAAGATTCAGGAGAAGCGCAATGAGTATGCTGCCTACAAGCTAGAACAGCAGAAGAAAGCAGAGCAAGAACGCTTGCGACAAGAGCGCATTAAGGAGGCTAAGATTAAGTTGAAGACAGATACTATTGATACGCTCAACAATCTTCTTACTGAGCATTCTTCTGCTGCTATCAACTCACTTAATAATACGTTCTCTCTTCTTACCCTTGATAACAAGGATGAAGTTAAGAAACGTATTACAGAGTGTTCTGATGTTCTTGACCTCGGACATCTGTTCGTTAATAACAAGCCATCATACTCTTCTGAAATTGAGGAGAATGACGCAAAGGATATTATGAACGGCGCATACAAGGAAATTTCCGCATCGTTGCTTGCGTCTTATAAGCAGACTGTCACTGCTACACGTGATGAACTCCTTATGAAGTTTGATTCTAAGATTGCTGAACTTCTTGAAATCAAGAAGGCAGAAGAGGAACGCAAACGTAAGGAAGAGGAAGCACGTAAGGCAGAGGAGGAACGCAAACGCAAGGAAGAGGAAGCACGTAAGGCTGCCGAGGAAGAGCGTAAAAAGCAAGAAGAAATCCAACGCATCAAAGATGAGGAGGAACGCAAGCGCAAGGAGGCAGAACTGAAAGCTGCCGAAGAAGAACGCAAACGCAAGGAGGCAGAACTGAAAGCTGCCGAAGAAGAACGCAAACGCAAGGAGGCAGAAGCTGCCGCTGCTGAGGCTGAACGTAAGGCTAAGGAAGAAGCTATCCGTAAGGCTGATGAAGCCGCCAAGGAAGAGCAACAACGCAAGCTTGCAGCAGAGCAAGAGAAACGTGATGCTGAAAACGCTGCACAACATGCTACTGCACAAGCTCAGTCACTTTTCGCTCAGACTTCTGTTGATAACACAAGTAAGCAGAAAATAAAGGTCACAAAACGTCTTATCGTTACTGACAAAAACGCTTGGCTCGATATTATTCAGCAGTGGTGGACGATTGAAGGCTCTTCTATGTCACCTGACAAACTTGCATCTAAGTTGGAGTTTATGCGCAAAGCTTGCGAGAAACATGCTAACAATGAGGAGGAGTATATCGTTTCCCCTTATATTAAATATGAGGATGAAGTAACAGCTAAGTAATATGGCAGAGCAACCGTTTGACCCTTATTATTCACGTGGTGAGGTTTCCAACTCAGACCTCACCGCATTGAAGTTCGCTCTTAACCCACAACTTAACTTCGTTAAGGAATCAGACAAGAAAAAGGCATTCCATCTTGGCACTCTCGTTGATGCTCTCGTTACCGAACCAGAAAAGTGTAATCATTATGCTATGACGGTTGATGATGAGAAATACACAGAGAAAGATTGGAAATGGGGATTAGACAGACTTGCGGTATTAAAGAAACAAGCAACAAAGGACAGATTTCTTGATTTTGTTTTGAAAAATGCGGTCGGTCAGAAAACATTCATCAATCCACACATGAAGATGGAATATCAAGGCTTCGAGTTTGAACTGCCTGTACGATGTAAGTTCGACTGGTGGCTTGGCGAGTTTGGCGGAGACTTGAAAACTACCGCAGCTACGTCACAAGAACAATTTGAAGCTCAGATTGATTTCGTGGACTGGGATAGAAGCCGTGCATGGTATATGGACTTGACGCACAGCATTGACCCTAGATACGGAAATCAAGACTTTATCTTTGCAGTCTCAAAGACTAAGAAGAAAGTATTCTACAAAAAGATTGAACGTGGTGACGAGTTGTATTTGCGTGGTAGAGAGAAGGCTCTTGAATGGGCTTTCAGAATGTGGTGTTTATTATAATTATTATTATGTCAGATAAACCAAAATTATACGATTATCAAGAAGAGGGTGTACGCATGGAACTCGCTATGAAGCGTTGCATAAATGGTGACGATATGGGAACTGGCAAGACGGTTCAATCTATCGTTGCCATTGAACGTGCAAAAGCGACTCCTTGCTTGGTTATTTGCCCTGCTGCCCTCAAAGTTAATTGGGAACGTGAAATCAAGAAATTCACAAATCTTCGTCCGCTTATCCTTACGGATTCTGTAAACGCAACATACGGCTATCATCTTACTAAGATGGATTTGTATGATGTGGTTATATGCAATTACGAGTCTCTTGCTAAATATTTTGTTGTATCACTCGGAGAAAAGCCGTTAAAGCTTAAAAATTTCATTTTTAGGAATGAGGTCGATATTCTGAAATCGGTCATTATTGATGAGTCTGCAAGAGTTAAAGACCCAACGACAAGGCAGTCAAAAATAATAATGGGTATTTGCCAAGGTAAGGAATATATCTACGAGCTGACAGGTACGCCTGTGGTTAACCATGCTACTGATATGGCTTGTCAGTTGGCTATTCTTGGTAGAATTGATGAATTTGGCGGATATGGCGAGTTCTGTAATAGATATGGAGAAAACGAGAATCTCGAAGAGCTTAATCAAAAGATTCACGAAACATGTTACTTCCGTAGGGAAAAGAAAGATGTGCTCAAAGATTTGCCTGAACTAACAAGAACAACAATTAGTGTTACTCTTGATTCTGAAACACAAGAAGAGTATGATACTTGTCAGAAAGACCTGCTTACATTCCTTCTTGAATATAAGAATTGTTCTGAGGATGAAGCTAGAAAAAAGCTACGAATGAAGACATTAGTTAAATTTATGAATCTTCGTTCTATATCTGGAAAGGGAAAGATGAAAGCAACAATCGAGTTTCTACATGATACGGAAGAACAGATAATTGTGTTTGCAGAACATCGTGATGTTGTTGATGCAATCAAAAAGGAGTTTCCTAATGAGGTATGTTCCGTTACTGGTTCTGATAATCAGCAGCAAAAACAATGGGCTATTGACTCTTTCCAAGCTAAGAAAAAAAGAATAATCATCTGTTCCATTAAGGCTGCTGGTGTAGGATTGACTCTTACGGCTTCATCGAATGTCGTATTCACGGAGTTACCTTGGACGATGGCAGACTTATCTCAGTGTGAATGCCGTGCTTATCGTAACGGACAGAAGAATGCTGTTACATCGTGGATTCTGATGGGAATTAATACTATTGACAGTTATCTTTATAGTTTGATTATGAAGAAAGGTTCTATAGCATCAAAGGTTACTGGTGAGCAAGATTCCGCTATTAAGGATGTTGCCTACTTTGATGAGTTGGCTGATTTGGTTTTAAAAAATTCTTTAAATAAAAAATAATGGAAATTCAAGGAAAAGTTATTGCCGTTTTACCTGAAAGAAGCGGCGTATCTGCAAGAGGTGAGTGGAAATCTCAGACCTATGTAATAGAAACACAAGAGCAATATCCAAAAAAGATGGCTTTTGATGTTTTTGGAGCGGATAGAATTGCTAGTTTTGGCATTCATTCTGGCGAGGTTATTAACGTTAGCTTTGATATTGATGCACATGAATATCAGGGTAGATATTTTAATCAGATTCGTGCTTGGAATGTTACTAAGGTATCACAACAAGCTGCTGCACAAGGTGGTGGCTATTGTGGCAATGTTCAGTCTGGCGCACAGGCGGCACAACAAGCTATGGCAAGTTCTGCTAATGCTGCTGGCGTGGCAAACCCGACGAATCAGCAAAATCTGTTTCCACCTGCACAGCAGTCAGCACAGCAGCAAGGGGATAGTTCGGATTTACCATTTTGATATAAGGTGTAAGGTGGAAATGATAAAACAAGCGTTTAATGCGGTTGAGATATGATGTACGATTTATCTAACAGTTTGGAGTTGGAATCATTCAAACTTAGGGTGAATAAACTTGAAGAGAGTAAAAGTATGGTAGAGTTGACTGAAAAGAAGGCTCGTTCTCTTAATCAGAACGCCTATTGTCATTTAGCAATATCATACTTTGCTCTTCAAATCGGTTTGCCAATGCAAGAAGTCAAGGATGCCTATTTCAAGAATTATTGTAACCATGAACTTTTTGCTCGCAAGAGGTATGATAAGATTCTAAATGTGGAACGTGAGTATCTTCGCTCGACAACAGAACTGACAAAGGATGAAATGAGTCTTGCGATAGACCGATTCTTGAAGTTCGCAGCCGAGCAAGGCGTTTACATCGCTCCATCTGACGAATATATCGCAATCCTCCACATGCAACATGAAGTTCAAAGAAATCAGAAATACTTATGACAGAAGAAATTTGGAAGTTTATAAAAGGAACGTCTTTACCATATGAAGTTTCTTCTTATGGAAAGATACGGCGCAAACTTAAAAATGGAAAATTCTCATATCTAAAATTTTCTTTAGACAAAAAACAAGGATATTTTTATGTAAGACTAAAAGTTGGAAGGTATTTCAAGAAAAGATATGTACACAGATTGATAGCCGAGTCCTTTATTCCTAACCAGGAAAACAAGCCAAACATCGACCATATAAACACAATAAGAACGGATAATCGCATCGAAAACCTCAGATGGGTTACTCAAAAGGAAAATTCAAATAATCCGCTTTCCGTAAAGCATATGTCTGTATCTAAAACAGGCAACAATAACCATAACTACGGGAAACCACGTTCGGAAGATGTCAGAAGAAAAATATCAGATGGGCATAAACGAGGTGGAAAGCTAAAAGGAAGGACAGGAGCTTTAAATCCACATTCCATACCTGTGTATATGTACGATTTAAATGGAGTTTTCTTATCATCATTCACATGTGCTAAAGAGGCAAGCATAATGACAGGTATTTACCAATCGGGAATAACAAATTGTTGTAATGGTAAATGTTTTAGTGCAGGAAAGCATATATGGAGAAAATACAAGGCTGATTTGCTTCGTATTCAGCATGATATTCAGAAAAACGAGCAATACTTGCAGTAGTATTGTGTAACATACAATTTTTAATACAATGGATTCTTTTAAGATTAGCAAAGAACAATATTGTGATTTAATGAAACTTGATAGGACAAATGCCGTAAACTTGTTTGTTTATCTTCTAGCAAATGCAGACGATAACGGAACATTGATTGTTAGCATCCGCAAGATTTCGAGTGAACTATGTATTGGAGTGCAAACTGTAAGAACGTTGCTTAAACATTGGTATATAACACACATACTAACACACCAAGTAACACACCAAGGTAGCGTAATAACTATTTGTGATATAAAAAGTTACAAAGGTAGGAAACGTGCTGCTAACACATCAAGTAACACACTTGCTAACACACAAAAAACTATCGAGGAACGAAAGAAAGATTTCGCAGAAAGTTTGAAACCTTACCTCGAAGAGTACGGAAAGGATATGCTGAATAATTTCTATCGGTACTGGACGGAAATGAATAATGGTGGAAAAAAAATGCGGTTTGAAATGGAGAAAGTATTTCAAATTGCAAGCAGATTGGTTACGTGGAACAATAACAACAAATATCATTATAAGAAAGCCAACAATCTTCCTGTTGGTATGAATTTACAGAATAGTAAAAATAAAGATTACACAAAAGGACTAGATAGATGGAACAAATAGATGGCGAATATTTCAAGAACCTTGTATCTCAGATGCGAGATACTGGTTATCCGCAAGAAATTGACAGAGTACAAATAAGCATTCCTAATGCAGAGAAACGTTTGCGTGGAGGCTTGCAATATGTAGTCAATATGAAGTCTGGATGCAATGCAGAATGGAACGAACGCAATTACCGCCCTATTGTTGATTGGATGACAGACAACAAAGGAAAAGGGTTATTGATGTTCGGCGGTTGCGGATTAGGCAAGTCGGTAATCGGAATGTATATCCTTCCTCTTCTTATTAAAGATGTACATAAAAAGGTGGTAAACATCTTTAGCGCACAAGAGTTGAACCAAAAGATTGATGAAATTCTCAAACTTCATATTATCTATATTGATGATATTGGTACAGAGGATAATCTTAACTCTTATGGCAACAAGCGTATGCCATTTGCTGAACTTTGTGACGCTGCTGAAAAGAAGGGGAAATTGCTTATCCTTACCACAAACCTCAGTATTGACGAGCTTACTCAGAGATATGGAGATAGAGTTGTGGATAGACTGATAGCAACAACAAAAGCAGTTCCTTTTACAGGTGATTCTTTAAGGAAGTAAATTATGGCAGACGTAAGTAAGCAGGCAGAGGATTGGCTTAACGAGCATCCTGATGCGACAAAGAAAGAAATATGGATGGCTGGTTATTGGAAATCTACCGATAACTGGTGCAACCGAACCAAGTAAATTTAGAATTATGGCAGAAAGAAAAGGCAAAATCGCAGAAGTTACTAACGCAACCACAAAGCAGGCGGTCGTGTTCATAGGAATCTACTCCTGGGTTATTGTGAGAAATCTAGGAAGAGCAATCAATAAGGCAGTTCACAAGCTGCCTTGGTTGTTCATCGTGATAACTGTAGTAATCTCATTCGTCGTTAGCTTCATCTTTATCTCTAAGGCTAGAGCAGAACGAGATAGTTACAACCAGAAGTTAGTTCACGTAACACAGCAGCTTGATAGCTATATGGCTGCATACGGAAACATTAAATCAAAGTAATATGGACGGAATGGTAATCAATAATTTGTCTGCACAAGCAACTACAGAATGCGGACTGTTACAACAAGAACTTCTTAAATCGTTTGTTGAGGCTGAAAAACAAAAAGGTATTACAGAAGGCTTAATGAAAAGATTGGCATCCAAAAAGATAGATGTAATATCAGATATGTATGGAAACGTACATGTTACCAATGAAAAATTTGGCGAGTGTGGTAGCGACTTTTACATTGATGCAACCGCTGATAGAATTACGTTGTCTCTAAAATATTACGTTTATAGGATTCCATTGGACGGTTTATCTAAGCACGACAAAAGTGTTGCTATACGTTATAATAAATATGTGTACAGTTACGATACAGCCAATAATGTATCATCTGGTTTTAAGACATTTTGCCCTTGGGGTGGTCTTACAGGTAGTTGCGATTGGAGTTACTCTATTGATGATATTCTCAAAAGTGATTTTCTAACTGAAGGCATTAGTGTTGATAATGCAATAGGTGGTATGTTTAAAGTCTTTCTTAAATAGTGATATATGAAAAAGTACAAACATACAATAATAATGATTCTGCTTGTAATAGCAGCACTCATCGCAGGTTACGGTTTCATCTGTTTTATGGTTGAACACATTTTCCTTTCGCTTCTGATGGTATTCTGTATCAGTTGCGCATTGGCAGTAGAGAGGGAGGTGTAGGATATGGAGATTTGGAAACCAACCCCTATGGAAGGTGTCAAGTGGCTTATTCCGAGGATGTACACTTTCGATGATAAGTCGCAGTACAAGACGTACAAGATACCTTGCAAGTATAAATACTCTACAGTAGAGGTCAATGCAATCCTTCGCAAGGTTAAGACGTTCCTCGCAACGTATGTGTATATCCCTTGCGTCATCTCCGATTGGTACTTAGCCAAGCTTCAGGGAGTGATGGAGCATAAGAACCTCTATCGCTTCGAGGCTAAGAGAAATCTTGAGGAAATCAAGTCGATAGTGAGGAAAATCATCAACTGGTTCGAGTTCGACTTCTGTAACGCCGACTACTTCAACGAGCTTTCTCTGTCTTACATTGATGCCGTATCTCCAGATATGGAGAAGTTTCTGAAATTTATAGAGGTCAAGCTCGCTAATCTTGGGCACAAGAACGTCAGCATACCTGCATTGTCCTACATCTGCTTCCAGATGCTCTGTGAGGGATTCGTGAACTACAACACCATAATGAGGGGTGCGAAGACTGACTACGACTTCGACTTCACAGAACTGTTTCATTATCTCTGCCCAGAACTCGCTTCCGAGAAAGCAAAGAAGTTTATGGTGTCAAGAGGTCTCTCCGAGGAGTTCGTCTTGAAGTTCAACGAAAAGAAAGAGGTAACTGAGATGTTCGCCAATATCGAGCGTATCTTCATCGACCAAAAGATGCAGAAGAATGCCGCCAAGTCTGCGTTCGATACATTGGACGAGGAAACTAAAGCCAGTATGCTTTCTGGTGGCGATGAGATTGAGAAAACGCTCAACGAGATTGAAACTAACAACTTAAAGAAGAAGCAAAAATGAAAAAGATTCCAACGCTGTACACAAAGAACAGTAAAGGTCGCTATCAGGAATACAAGATTCCTGACCTCGATATATCGAAGACGTTCTATCGAAAGATAAACGGAAAGTATGAACCTACGAATATGCTCTTGTACGACTCTATAGAAGAGGGTGTATGGGTAGTTACTCGACAGTCTTCAACAGTTAACATTATTCGTGCAGATTACCTTCGTGAGAGTTTCCACCTTGACAAGGCTGCCGACATTAAGCGTTTCCCTCTGTCAAAGATGGGACACATCAAGAAGGTTGCAGAACGTATCATTGATGAGCTGAGACTTGGTAATACAGACACTAGAGTTATGACGAACAATGAGCTTGTAAAGCTGGTTGTCGGGCTTGTTTATAAATACAACGAGGAGGTGTAATTATGGAAGATTTACCTATTGGGTCAGAAATCGTCTTGAAGGTGGTTAAGACAGAGAAAGAACAATGTAATGGTTGTTTTTTCGATGAGATATGTAACAATATCTATGAGAATGTTTGCGGTGATTTTAATTGCAGCGCAAGTACAAGAAAAGACGGAAAGAATGTTCAATTCATAAGAGTAAAGTAATATGGAAGAAAATATTAACATAGCGGAGATACTAAAGAATAAGCCAAAGGGTACTAAGCTTTATGCTGATGCCTTTGGAGAACTTAGTATAGAAGATATATATGCAGAAGATAAAGATGAACTTGGTATTACTCTTTCATCTAAAGATGGAGATGAATTGTTGTTTTACAATGATGGGAAATACAACATATATGGAGAACCTATATTAGTGCCTTCAAAGGAAATGCGTGACTGGGAGAAGTTTGCTTGGAAGAGGGGTGATGTGTTGGTAAATAGCAGAGGTTTAAAGATACTCTTCGATAGATGGGCAAATGACAACTATACTAGTTTCTATGCAAAGACAATTAATTTGGTAGAAGATGGTTTTCTTGATACCAATTTACATACTTTAGTATCAGAAAAGGAGGCGAAATCTTTTATCAAATGTATTGAGGAAAAATTAGGTGGCAAACTTAATCGTGAAACCTTGGAGATTGAGAAGACTCAGCCAGAGTTCAAGGATGGGGATATTGTGTTTATGAAAGGAATTAAAGATGGATATTTTGCAAATTGTATTTTCATCTTAAGAAGTGAATATAAAGATGGAGACGAAAGAGCTTTTTACTATGCTTTCTATAATGCTGACGATAAATTTACTACAGCTGAATATGGTTATACAAGAGTTCATTATAGTCTCCGCCCAGCAACTGACTCTGAGAAGCAGCAACTCTTTGATGCTCTCGCAAAGAAAGGCAAGACTTGGAATGCAGAGAAGAAACAGATTGTGGATTTGAAGCCAAAGTTTGATGAGCTGAAACCATTCGATAATGTGTTGGTTAGACATCAAAAAACAGAGGAATGGCGTGCAAATATATTTAGCCATACAGATAAGACAGATGAATATCTTGACTATGTATGTGTTAATGGTAGATGGGAGTTCTGCATCCCTTACGAAGGCAACGAATCATTGTTAGGTACAACTAAAGACGTGGAGGGATAGATATGATTAGAGACGATGTAAAGATAATTGTAACACCAACTGGTGTATCACTTAAAGAAGTCTTGATTAAAGAAGTAGTTAAGGCGCTCAATGAAGAAGCTTCCATCTATATGAATTATGAAATCCCAGAAGTAAAGCTTGGTGGCAACCCTCCTAGTGGTAAGGAAAACCGCAGAACTAGGAGGATGTTGGAACTTAGAAAAAGAAAGGGTAGATTATGAATGATGAAAGCATAGATGTTAACATTAGTTTTATCAATACTGATTATTTCTCAGTATCTGTAAGGGATGGGGCTATTTCAGTTATTGGTAGAATAACCAAGTTAGAGATGAAAAATTTTGTAAAGGCTCAATATTTCGAGATTAAAGAGGTATTGGATAAAAATAGCAAGAAAGGAAGATGATTATGATAGACGATAAGGATATAGAAGTTGCTGCACGACTTGACGATAAAGAATACTACGATAGATTATCGGATAATGATAGATGCTTCTTCGAGTATGGTTTTAGACGTGGATATAATCGAGCTTTAAAGGGATTGTTTCACCCTGCTAGCGAAGTTCCACGTAACGACAACGGAGAGGTTCTTGCGTTCTCAAGAATATTCTGTAATAGAAAGCTCTACAACATGAACGCTATGCTCGATAAGACTACTTGCAATACATATCAAGAAATGTGGGAAGAGCAAGTCTATATGTTCCAATTGTCTGATTGGATATTCGTAGATGAGTTGTTTGACTTAATTACGAAAGGAGGCAACCATGATTAAGACAGTTACTATGTACTCTGTCGTTTGTGACAGATGTGGAAAGACCTTCATTGATGAGTTTAATGGCATCGGGGCTTGGTTGGACGAAGGAACTGCAAAAGAGCAAGCAATGGAAAGCGAATGGGCAGAGATAGGCGATAAGCACTACTGCCCAGACTGCTATGAGTTTGACGATGAGTTAGATGAGTACGTTCCTAAAAAGAAAGGAGGAAGCAATGAAAGAGCTTAAAGATTTGGTGGTTGGTGATGATGTTCTAGTTATAAGTAGGTATTATAGACGTATCGCCAAGGTTGATAAAGTGACAAAAACTCAAATTATTGCTAATAACGCTAGATTTAGGAGAGATTCTGGCTGGCAATATGGTGGCGATAGCTGGAATAGGAAAAGTATATCTGTTCCTACAGAAAAGGAAATATCAGATATTAAAGAAGAGAATCTTCGTGAGACTCTCATCTACGCTATCTGTTCTTTTGATTTCAAACGCTTATCAACAGATGAGTTAAAACAAGTGTACAATATTGTAAAAGGCAAAGAAAAATGAAAAAGAATAAACACTCATTAAATATAAGTCGTAGCTACTTTGGCGATACTACCCTTGATGGTTATCCTATAGCTACATATTCGAATGATGAATTGAAGATTCTAAAGAACCTGCTAGAAAAGGTTCTGTGTGAAGTAAATGGATATATTCATCTTTAGAAAAGTAAAGCGTATGGCACATAAAGAATTTAGGAAACCACCTCGTTATATGGTGGGTGATATAGTTTATAGTCACGGATTTATTTGTATTGTCTGTAGCATCTATCCGTTCAATATAGATTATTCTTACGACTTGAAAGTTATTGATGGGCAAAGCTTGGGAAAAATTTGTCAAAATGATATTATGCACGTTCATATTTGGGAAGAGTTTCTTAAAAAGAATGGATGGACATGTTATCGCTCTGAAGGAGAATGTTTTGGGCATAGGTGGTATAAACACCAAGAATACCCTTTCACTTTGCGATATAATAATTTCTTGGGAATTATCGAAGTATCTTTCAATGACGGAAAAGACGATACTGTTATGATAAAATGTGTAGATGAACTCCAACATATTCTTTTTGGCTTGCAATTAGATAGCAATTTAAAAATATAAGCGTATGGATAAGTTAGAATACATTCCTGGTGATTTGGTTTCTTATAATGGAAATATAGTAACTATAGAAAATAGTGATGGTTACTACGCAACCTACTATGATGAAGATGAATTTTTACAAGAAATCAATGTCAATGTAATTGAAGGTATTTCTCTCACTCCAGCCATCTTAGAGAAGAACGGATGGAAACGAAATGGTGGACAATATTCTTTTACTTATAAACCTTATGCTGGGGGTAAGGTAGAACTCATTGGTTTCTTTATTGAAATGTTTAAGGATGTGCATGATATGCTAAAACACAGATATTTTCAGATAACTCACAAGAATAAAGTTATCTGTGGTTGCTTTTATGTTCACGAACTCCAGCATCTTCTCTTCGGTCTTGGTATTAATCACGAAATGGAGGTGTAGGTATGGCAAAGTGTCCTTTTAATAAATATAAAGAGTGTCAAGAATCAGATTCGAGATATTGTTATTGTACTCTTCCATGTGATATATATAATAATTATAAGAAGAAGTTGTTAACTTAAAAGTATAGAGATATGAAATTAGGAGAACTCAGAAAAATCATAGCAGATATAGACACAGTATATGATAATTGTGATGTAACTTGTTATGAGAGCAATGGTAATTTAGGATATGCAAGTATTGCAACTACTGCTTATCTTGGGAAGACGTATGTAAATCAAGGCTATCCTATACGTAGAACATTTCAAATTCAATTTGAATTACCAGATAAAATTAAAAATAATTATTTAAAGTAACTAACCGCCTTCGGGCATAAATAGATAGAATATGACAGAAATAGAATTATACAACGAATTACAGAATGTAGAAGGTTGTTTAAAGATTGCGGATTCACAAATAACAGAGATTCGCAAAAAGAAGAATAAGATAATGAACGACTTTCTAAGTTTGTTACCTTTTCAGGAAGGTGACAAGGTGAAAGACAAAAATGGCAATATCTTTATCATAGAATGTCTAAAAAGTGCCATGTCTCTTGGCAAGAATGAAATCAAGGTTCATTTTTTTATCCGAAAAATAAAGAAAAACGGAGAACCTTACAAAGACGCAAACCAAGCTTGGGGAATTGATTATTTTTCCCTTGAAAAAGTAGTAGAGTAACTAACTATCCGCAAGGATATAAATAGATAGTAATATGAAGAAAATGAAAATTAAAGACTGCTTTGATAAAGATGGTAACTTCATTAAGCCGTTTGACCCATATAGATGTGAGGATAATGACCCTCTCTATTTGGCATTATTCGACGAAAAGGGGCGCGCTACAAGATATGATGAAGTTTACACATTAATTGCAAAGCACAATTGGGGATTTGATTGCGCTGCTGTTAAGTATTATTATTCCCATAGATTTGATATTGGGTGCAAAGGTAATTATACAGCAATTTACGCTTGGAGATAGAGTGACTAACCGCCCTCTCCTTGGCAACAGGGAGAGGGTAAAAAAGAAGAGAATATGTTAAAAAGGAGTGAATTTAAAAGAGGAGAATTTCTTGTAACAAGTAATGGAAGTATATTTATCCATGATGGCTATATAAATGGTGATGGATATGGATGTTTGATTGGTATGGATTCCAACGGCGATATTCAAAAGCAAAGTGATTGGGGAAACTTTATGCGCTATCCAATAGACCATATAGCATCAGATAAAGAAATAGACATCCTTATGCGAAAAATAATGGATGCAAAGCATATTACAAATTACTAATTATCATCCTCTAATTTAACAAGTAGAAGGTAAAACAATGAACAGAAATCAAGCTAAAGAATTTTATCCTATCTTGCAAGCTTTTGCAGAAGGAAGGGTGATTGAGTGTAGAACAAAACCAAGTGCCGTAAAAGGTACAGATGTTCCGAATGATTGGACGGAAATGAAGGAGATTGAATATTGGAACAATGTCGAGTACCGAATTAAGCCAGAGCCTACCTACCGCCCTTTTGCCAACGCAGAAGAGTGCTGGCAGGAAATGTTGAAGCATCAGCCGTTTGGGTGGATACATGTTACAGACGATAATTTATATCACAATATCATAATGCTTGCACCAGAGCTAGGTTGCCATGAGGCTTATATCAGAATAGGTAATTGCACAGTTCGAGGACTTGAAGAAACCTTCCGTATTGCAACCTTTGCTGATGGTCAACCATTTGGTGTAAAAATTAAGGAGGGTTGAATATGAAGAAAGTGAAACCTATTAAGGGGCTATCAGAAAGTGCATATAATTATCTCATTTCTCATTGTAAACGTGAGATAGAAAAATGTAAAGATAGACCATCTTTCCTTCTTATCTACAATGAGCACAGAATCTTTTTGGAGTTGTTAGAACGTGTTGGACGTGATTTTATAGAGAAGGAGGGTTAGTTATGGCATAGGTAGCAACTAATACAAATGGTAAGGAATTTCTTTTTGAAAAGAAACCATACAGAAGTGGATATGGAGAATATGGATATTGGAATCCTACATATTCTGGTATTGGTGGTTGTGTTCTTATACCTCATGGAAATATCAAAAAGCTCATCGGAAGAGAATTAACTTTTGACGATGAGCCAGTAGAACTTAAAGAAGAATAGCTTATGTTTGGATTTTATGTTATACTTATCCTAGCTATTCTATATATAGCTTTTATGGGTGGAGTTATCGGTTATTTAATTTGTAAATATTGGAAAAAGGATTAGCGTATGAAGAAGATTATATTATTTGTATCGGTTATATTCCTGCTCGTTTCTTGCAAAGAGAACAAAGGAATTAATGTTCCAACATCAGACTCTATTAATGAAATTAAAGTAGAGAAACTATTTGTTGTGGATGGTATAACCGTATATCGTTTCTATGATGGTGGTAGAGTTGTTTATTTTACCAACAAAAAAGGTGTGGCAAAGGCTTTTCATGACGAATATGACCCTGCAACAAAAACCACAAGAACAAAGGTTGTAGAAACTTTATGTAATGAAGAATAGTTATGTATAGACCGATTACAATGTATCAGATTGTTTGCGATAGATGCGGAGAAGTATTTGGCGGTACAGATACTTGCTCTGCACTATTCCACGACAAAAGTACTGATATTGAAGACTTCTCAAACTGGAAGATGATTGATGGTAAACACTATTGTCCTGTGTGCGATGGGGTGAGGTCATTAATAGAGTGTATACATTTAAAGAAAAAAATAGTTATGGCAACCTATAGAATAGTAGACATGTATCGCAAAAGTAAGGCTGTTAAAGGCATACATTACGATTCTGAGGATAATCCAATCCTTGCTTATCGTGTAGATAAAAGACATTCATTGTTATTTGGACTTATCCATTATTGGGACTATGGCGCATATAACCTTTGCCCAGACTATTTGTTTTCTTCGATTAATAAAGCAAAAGAAGCTATATTGAAGGTAGATAAAAGTAAAAAAATAACAATTTTATATGAATAGCTTATGAAAATAAAAAACATAAAATTCAAGGCTAAGCAGCTCAACTCAGGAAAATGGTTTGAGGGCGATTTAGTACGTCTTGGGAATAGGGTATGTATAGGAGGAGACCATATAAAAGATGGTATAACTGACGTTGACCCTTCTACAGTCTGTATGTTCACAGGGTTGAAAGATTGTGAAGGAAATGAGATTTGGGAAGGTGATATTATAAGTAGCCCACACTTTGAAAGGGTAGCCACAGTAAAATGGGATGATTCTTTATGTGGTTTTAAATGTTCAGATGTTACTGGGAATATTAATTTTTCTTTTACAGCTATTGCTCACTGTTCTGAATGGTCAATTGTTGGTAATAAATTCGATAAAAAGAAGTAGCGTATGATTCTTAAAAAGAAAGATAAGCTAACGGCATATTGGGATAAGAAAGAGAACTGCATTGGTGCTTATCATCCTCTAGGGTTTATGACTCAAACAGATGCTCATTATCTTTTCGATAAGGTCTTCACCAAAGAGTTTGTCAAAGAAATGACTGATAGAGGATATGATGTTACAACGATGAAGTTTGAAATCTCTCCCAAGTTGCCGAACTATGAGCGATTCAACGGCTTATCAGAGAAGTATTACGGAAAGAAATAGTAGCGTATGAAGAATAAGATTTTAAACTTAATTAAGTCAGCCGTTTGGTTTGTCTTGTGTTTGTTTGTAGGAGCATTGATTTTTGAGGGCATTCGCTCTTTGGCTAATAGCAATGAACCTGCAAAGAAGATTGGTATGTCAGTATTCACAGAGGAAGGACACGATTATCTGGTTGTGGACACGAAACATGGTGTTTGCGTTGTTCACGCAGAAAGTTGCCCTTGTCGTAAAAAGAAGTAGCGTATGGAAAATAATATGTTTGAAGATATTGTCGCTGAAGGCAATATAGTTGTGATAAATAATGATTGGATTGTGTTATGTAAGCGTTGGAGACCAGAGTGTTACAATCTCTTCTGCTATCTTTATCTTCATAAGGAAGATAAGAATTTAATGGTAGGCTCTCATTTTACAATGACCGAGGATAAAAAGAAATCTACTCGGTTGGCTACCAACGAGGAGCGTCTTATGCTTTTTGAAGAAATGTTCAAGTATGGAATTGCTTTCGATAAGCACGACCATCATTTGATTGGAAAGTTATGGTAATTGTAAGATAAAATAGTGTATGGAGAAACGAATAATTTTAGACGAACAAGATATGAATGAGTTCACAAAGGTCTTTGCAAAGACAATAGAAGATGAAGCTATCAAGCAGATAGAAGTTCTATCCAATAGCAATGCTTACTCTGGTTGTGAAATAAGAATAATGCCAGATTGTCACGCAGGTAAAGGCTGTACTATTGGCACGGTGATAGAGCTGGACAAAAGAGTAGTTCCTAACACTGTTGGAGTAGATATAGGCTGCGGCATGAAAGTCGTAAGACTTGGTAAAGTTGATATTGACTTGCAGAAATTTGATGAAGCAGTCAATAAGTTGATTCCGTCTGGTTTTAATGTCAACGAGGGAGAAGTATCAGCCTACATAAACGGATTGGTTGATGGCTGTATGTTTGGCAAATTCCGTGCTTGGGATTGTCTTAACGGAATGGATATAGTATATCGTTCTGTTGGCTCTCTTGGCGGTGGCAATCACTTTATTGAGTTAGATGCAAATGAAGAAGGAGAAAAGTTTCTTGTGATACATACAGGAAGTAGAAACCTTGGTGTTAGGGTATGCAACTATTACCAAAAACTTGCCTACGAGTATTGTCGTAAGAAAATAGCTGATAAGTCTGAGGTTATTGCCAAGTTGAAAAGCGAAGGAAGAGAAAAGGAAATACAGAGTGCTATAAAGTTGTTAGGTACTAGAAATATTAGCAAGGAACTTTCTTACTTGGAGGGCGATTTGCTTGATGATTACTTAAATGATATGCGTATAGTTCAGAAGTATGCCGAGCATAACAGAATGATTATCACCAACAGACTTGTAAATGCTTTAGGTGTAGATATTGATGCTAATTCAGATAAGTATTCTTTTACAACCATTCACAACTATATAGATACAGACAAGGGTATATTGCGAAAGGGAGCTATCAGTGCAAAAAAGAATGAGGTAGTCATTATCCCAATGAATATGCGTGATGGTTCTCTTATCTGCAAGGGAAAAGGTAACAAAGATTGGCTATGCTCTGCCCCTCATGGCGCAGGTAGATTAATGTCTCGTACACAGGCAAAGAAAGAGTTATCTATGGATTCTTACAAGAATGAAATGAATGGTATTTATTCCACATCAGTTTGTGAAGAAACCATTGACGAAGCACCTATGGCATACAAGCCAACCGAAGAGATTGTTGAGTTAATCAAACCTACGGTTGATGTCATAGATGTCATTAAACCAATTTACAACTTTAAAGCAAAATCATTATGAGCAAGGAAACATTTGACTTCTCGGAGGCTCTGAGAAGAATGAAGGAGGGGAAGAAAGTGAGACGTAAGATTTTTGCGGACGGCACATACGCATACATTGATAAGAACTATCTTGGTTCAGAGGCATTAATGTATAATAGCATAGGAAGAGCTGCACCAGTTTTATGGTTACTTCCTGAGCCTATTCTCGCAACAGACTGGGAGGAGGTGTAAGAATGAAGATTAGATTAGCAAAGAAGATAATGACGCAAGCTAGAACAGATATTCCTCGGACTAACTTGTATTGGAGAACTAGAATAGAAATACATGATTGGGGGCATGGCTTTGTTTTAGACCACCGCATCTCTAAGGCGAAAAAAATGACCACACGATGGAATGCTCGTAAGCTTATTAACGTATTGGTAAAGCTCAATAAGAAGCATCAGTTCAAGCTAAGAGATATTCAGCGTAATGCAGAAAGATTAAAACAGTATAACGTATGAAAGAAGAAAGATGTTGCGGCAACTGTCATTGGTTTGACAGCGAAGACGTTTACGGCGTAGGATGGTGCAGCAATAACGAGCACGAATCATCTTGCGACCAAGTGTGTAGTGAACATGAATTTTAAACTTTAAATATAAAATGGAAAAGATTTACAGACATTTCAAAGGAGGTTATTACAGATTTATTACTGAGGTCACAAATAGTGAGACTCAGGAGAAGGAAGTTGTTTATCAGGCTCTCTATGGGGAGCGCAAGGTTTGGAATCGCCCTGCTGATATGTTCTACGGAAAGGTGAACGTTGATGGCGTGGAGATTGATAGATTCACCGAGGTTGTTGGTGTGCCTGTCTTATTCAAAAAGACCAACGAGAACGCTGTTATGCCATCCAAGGCGTATGATGATGATTTCTGTTATGACTGCTATGCAGTATCAGAGAAAGAGATTGCACCTAACGTGTGGAAATACGGTCTCGGATTTGCGCTACAGATTGAAAATCGTAACAAGCCTGTCGATATTTCAAGATGCTTCACGTTTCGTCCTCGTTCTTCCGTATATAAGACTGGTATGATTCTCAGTAATTGTGAAGGCACTGTCGATGACTCCTATACTGGCGAGATTTCTGCCGTTTTCTATCACGTTATGCCAAATATGCCGCGATACAAGGTTGGTGATAAAATCGTGCAATTCCACCTAGAAACAAGTGACAATATCATGTTTGTAGAGACGGATGAATTAAATAAAACAGAGCGTGGCGATAACGGCTATGGCTCTTCTGATAAGAATGGTATGGTACTCTAAGATAAAAGGTCTTACAGAGAAAGTAATTGAGTTATATCCAACGATGTCTTCAAGGGAAATAGCAGAAATTACAGGATTTGCCAAGACTACTATAATTCGGTGTGCTGCAAAGAATCATCTTAGGCATACCGAAGAAACACAGAAAAAAATTGATGAATACGTAAGACAACGGAGGTCTTCTGGTAGAAAATCATACGATTATTCTAAACTGAGTAAGAAGATTACTCATACAAGAAAGATGGAATCGTGGCGTGTAAGAAGCGGTCTAGAACAAAATACAAAATATAAAGTTCGTATCACTCCAAAGCGCATACAAAATGCGATGTATCATCTTATGCAAAAGTATGACTATTTCTATGAAACTGTTGACAAAACTGTATTATATTACGATTCGCTAACAAGACGTGTGAAAAACGAGAATTACTATACAGAAAAGTATGGAATCTCTTTTATTCTGGCTGACGAATAACTTCTGTGCATTATCTATATGTTTAGGGGTGGCTACACATCGCGTGCGGTCACCCCTTTTTGTTTATAAATCAATAACCAAATAAAAATTAAAAAATAAATTAGAAAAAACTAAGAACGTTTATGTAGCTTTAATTTCCAATATATCCAACATAAAAATGCGAGAATGCCTATAAAAAGACAAACTGATGCTATCTTACCTATATTCAAGAAAGCTCTGTCAGTCTTTGATAGTTGCTTGCCAACCTCAACTTTATATGGAATCGAATCTCGTACAATCAAGGTATCTGATTTGTTTCTTACAATATATCTGTCTTTATATTGAAGATGGTACTTGTCCTTGAAGACTGTATCACCTCTAATATAAACAGATACGCTATCATGCACATAGACGGAATCAGTCTTCAACAAAGAATCCGTCTTTACTACGACCCTATCTTTGTATTCTGTAACAGGAACATACTTAGTAGTAGTGCATCTACAGAACATTGATAGAATCAGCATTGCTACTGCAATAGCAATTACAACTCTTGTTATCTTATCAATCAGTTTCATAAGCTTACTGAATTACAATCGTTACTTTTTCCTTTTTATCCCAAGCTGTCTTCATGGTCTGAATGAGCTTGTTTGTCCAAAATCGAGAATCGCTAACCCATCCTTTCTTATCGTTTTTACCGATAAGAATACACCCCTCAGTATCTTTTGCAGAGTTACCGCTATGTATGCGTATTCCTTCAAATCCTTTGACATTCAGAAGTAATGGCAACATCTTCTTGAATCTGTTAGAATAGGTATATACACATTCATAGCTGCCGATTGGTATTGCAGTCTGCCCATATACCTTTTTGTTTTTGATTTCGTCCAAATCCATTTTCTGATTCAATCCTCTGTCTGTATCTTCAAGAGTATTGCATCCGAACAATTTGCCATTCACGTACAGGCGGCTAATAGTATAGCCATCCTTTTTCCAAGCTCTATCAATTAGTACTTCCATTTTTGTTTTCCTCCTCTTTTTTATCAAACTCCTGATTTAATCTATCCAATATCGGTTTCCAATAGCTCGGCAATGCCTTCGCAAACTCAAACCTCAGAACATAATAAATAACTCTGAATGCAACATTCTTAGGGTATGCCTTAATGAGATTTTTGAACGCATTGCATATATACACATAGCAGAATATATACGTAAGCATTTTAATCACGAATAATGCTTCTGTATTGTCGTTGCAACTTACCATGATTCCATACATGACATACACAATAACAATATACAAGAGCATTTCTAAAAGTGCGTTCTTGAACTTCGATGCAGAAAAGTTCTTGCATCGTACAACACTCACGCCGTCAGCTCGCATACCACAGAAGATGTTGAAGCCAAAGGCGATAACCAACGCCAAAACGAAGCCTTCAGTTGGCGTTGCAAAGGCAAGTATAGCTGAAAATATAGTAACACCTATCTGCCGAATCTGTGAAGAATCTAATAAATCTGTCATAATCTGTTATCCTGAATAATTAATAAAAATAAAGTTTCGGTCTCTTTCTGCAAAGATAGCAAAAAAAAACGAAACTCCATTCAGAATAACGAAAAACTTTATACTTTTAAATCCTGATACGGCAATTCTCCGTTATTTAAGAAAGAAATGCACTCATCGAAAATCTTACGTTCATAATCGAGCGCATTGATTTTAGGAAACCATTTCTTTATTTTTTCGTCATTGCGTTTAACCATTTCACCCCAAAGAACACACCAATCATTAATTGTGATGTTGTCGTTTTTAACTTCGTGCCAATAGTCTTTCGCCACATCCTTTGTGTAGAGCTGGTTAATGAGACAAAGATGTAAGTCTGCCATTTCTTCATCAAAATGGCACTCACCAATCTCACATTGAACTTGCTTCATCATATCAAGCATTACACCGTCATTCATTCCAACTTCGCAACAATCAGCCATTGTTGCAACACAATTCTTAATAGTCTGTATATCGTTGCTTGCCAATATGTTTTCAAATACCTTTTTCATAACCGTATGTTTTTAATGTTACTTCAGAAAATACTCTCTGATATTATACACGCCATCCTTGTCTTTCAACAAGTCGAGTGCAAGGCTGTGTGCATACTTCACCAAATGTTCTGTATCAATCTCCTTAACATCTTCCTTGCCGAGTATCTTGGCGATGGTGCATCCATGGTCGCTTACAACCTGATTCATGGCAACGTACAAAGCGTAGTCATTGTAGTAAGGTTTCTCCTCTGTTACAAGTCCGAGACCAGTCATAGCATTGAGCCATGTCTGCATATCCCAAGTTGCAGCTGGATTCATTCCGTTCACAATCTCTGAAGCCTCCTTCTTAGTGAGATAGTTCTTCCACTTAATTGCACAAAGTTTTTCAACGTACTCTTGCGCAAGCTCTGGGTGCTTCGATGCCATATCCTTCATCATGCAGCGCATCGTATCTCCAAATACGTGCATATACTTTACGTTTGCTGATGATGCCATTATCCCATACAGCTCATCAAACTTACTCATAATGTCTTTTGTTTCCATATCTTATATATTTTAACCTATTATCAAATCTTTTAACTCTGCAAAATCCTCCTCCGTGAAATTGATGCTTCGCTTGCTTCCAAAGAGGATAGCAGTGGCAATTCCGTCGGGCAGGTCAATAGACACAACTCCTTTGTCAATATGTCCGTGAATAAAACCTACATCGAATTTGTAATCTTCCACGGATTTTAGCATCTGCATCATATCTTCAAATATCGTGTTGGCATCTATGTTTCCGTTCTCATCGGCGATGAATAGGGTAGCGTTGTCTATCGATTTATCCCACTTATCCTTATTCTTGGATATGATATTATGCGCCGCACGTTTCATATACACTGATGGTATGGCTAGCATCGGGTTAGCCTTAACCATATCGTCTATTCTTGCGTCTGCCCAAACGTCAACCGATTCAAGCAGTTTCTCTTTAAGCTCTGTTATATTCATTTCTTAGACCCTCCTTTCTTAGCTTGATTCTGACCATTAATCATTGCGAGATAATCCTTGTATGCCATATCTGGATAATTGGTGAGGTAGTCATCAAGCAAGGCTCGCTTCTGTTCCTCCTCCTTAGCCATCTCCTTCTTTAGCTTTGTTACGATGGATAGGTGATGCTTCAAAGCCTCCTTGCCTTGCTCTGTCTGCTCTATACGAGGTCGGATAATGCGTAGTTCCTCATCTTGCACAAGCTTAGATACGTACTGCAAACTCTCCACGTATTCTTGGTTTTGTATCAAGAACTGCTTCTGAGTATCTGTAAAACTATCCTCTATCTTATCTATCTCATCGAAGAGTGGAGTAGAAGATACCTGCGTCTGCATATTGATAGATGCTCGCTTCTGTTGTATTGCCTCATACATCTTCTGTAGCTCAGCATCCATCATTTGCGGCTGTTGCTGACTTGTGCCCATATCAAGCAAAGGGCTGTTTCCGAAATTCATCATAATCAATATCTTTAAGTTGGTGATATATTATAGAGAGGTGAGAGGGCATCCACCAACGAGGGCAAACACCCCTCACCAACTCATTTTTTCTTAGTCTTTTTTACGGACTTTCTTGCTCTGTTACGCTCCTGTAGTGGGAGTGGAAGGAGCAGTACCGTTACAGCAATAGCTGCCGTAGCCCGAAATTACTGGCGTAGATGGGAGTACCAACTGACCACGCAAGCAATTGCATGTCTTTTCGTTAACGTAAGCCATCATAAGTTTCTCCTTGTAAGGAGTGAGGGCTTCCATAACGGCTACCTTCTTGTCGAGGTCGCTATACTTAGCCTGTAGTGCGTCATACTGGTCTCTCTGATTCTTGTACAAACCAAAGTCTGCATCAATCTGAGACTTGTACAAACCAAACTCAGCCTGCATTGCACGGCGGTTCTCAGCGTTGATAGCATCGTTAGCACCCTTATACATAGAGAACTTCTCTGCGATGTCAGTTTCACGCATAGCGTAGAACTTGTTAGCGGTGTCGAGCTTCAAACCGAACATGTCGGTAAGCAGCTTAACCTCATCAGCGCATTCCTTCTCCATTACCTGCAAGGCAGTTGGCTGATTAGCATTCGCATTTGCGCCATAACCGTAAGCGTTGATGTTAACGTTCTCAGGCATATTGCCGCCGAGTGAACCAAACACACTGCGATTACCTCCAAATAACCAAGCACCAGCACCGAGTGCCGTGCCAATGATACCAAGGGTAAGACCAGCATTTCCTGTTGCCTTAGAAGCATAATCATCGTGCTTCTTTCCCTCTTCGTAGATTTTCTTCTCTACGACCTTTGCATCTGTCATTTCCATAATACAATCTTTTGAAATCCTTAATATTAACTAACACTATGTAATCGATTACGGATGCAAAGGTACAAAGAACATAGAAGAGCAAATATAACTCTATCACACTTTCTTTTAGTGGTTGATTATCAATGATTTAAGCTGATAGTAGGTAGTATCATATATTGTTATGTATAATTTAAGGCAAAAAGTGCGTATATTTTTCGGGGAAATATGTGTGTTTTTGTCTATTATATTGCACCAAATAAAAAAGAGAGGCAATCACTTACCTCTCTTACTCAACTTGTAAGGAACACTTACATGTTCAACTATTAGGATAGAAGTAGAAACAAATTTCCCCTATACTACGCCAATAGTACAGGGGAATATCACATTTCTGCTCGGAAATGCGATGCTCAAATATGCGATGCTCAAAAAGCATTGCAAAGATAGACAATAATTCCGAAACCACCAAATTTTTCGTCATTAATCTGTTAGATACAGATACAATCCTTCCCCGAACCACATGATTAATATCATAGTTGACATCGTAACCCAAGTCAAGAAGTTTATCGACCTTCTTATACTCGTAAGAATAGTATAAATATGCGATGAACGTGCTATTTATTATTGCTAACATCGCTACTATAATCAAAGTACAAAACATATAATCCATACTCATATATGCTCGCTTGACCGTGCTGCGATAGGGCTTATACGTTATGATTTTCTCTTACTCTTAATGAAGTGAAGAATATCCCACTTCTTCCAATATCTCGTATGCCCTCGTTTCTTACACTCGCCATTCGGAATATCGCCTCTAGCAACCATACGATTGAGTGTAGCATCAGAAACGTGAAGTTTCTCCTTGACTTCCTCGGTAGATAGCATCGGGTTGAGCATATCGGGGATGATGTCGCATAGTCTATCCAAGTCATCATCGCTCATTCCGCAGGCGGTAATTTTCTCACCATTTCGCTGTTGCTCGTCAGCCTTAAAGCAAGCATCACTTAGCGACTTTAAAGCCGTGCCGAGTATCTTATAATTCAATATCTTTCCCATATCTTATGCACAAATTTTACGTCCTAGTTTCGTATCATTAACAAACATTCTAGCAAAGCTATACAAATAGAATATAGTTGTCACGACCATGACCGTAAAGCAGGAATCCACCATATCTTTAGTTGTGTACCAACTCCACTCTACAATATGAGCCGCATTGATGCCTAAGTAGTACATAAATGGAATGCGATACCACTGGCACAAGAAGAAAAATCTACTTGCCAGTATCGTCACCATCGGCAGGACGTAAACCATGAAATAAATAAAGATATAGCAAGGCATATTTTCATTATATGGGATAAACATCTCACGTGGATGCTGAGAGAACTCCCAAATGCCGTATGCGTGGAAGAACATAATAATGATAGGCACATACTTGCAGAACCAGCGGAAGAACTTTAATATTCTCCTGCTATACCGATTACCATGCTTCTTAAGCATATCCATCAGCTCCGTCACATCAATGTCCTTTATCAACCGTTGGACTTCGGCTTCTTGTTCTAGTGTCATATTAATAAACCTCCTTTTGTCTATAGCTAATTGTTCATAATTCATTGATTTAAATTAAATGATGTTGCAAAGATACTCTTTTTTGCACAAAATCATCGGAAATGAGAATATTTTTGTGTTAAACTTTATAAAAAGTAACAATCTGAAAGTTCTGCTAGCAAAAAGAAAGGCGGTCACCATGTGTGAACCGCCTTATCTTTTTAGTATATATACGAAAACCAATGATAACGTTTCCTCCCCTCACGATACGTGAGGTCATACTGATTGGTATAAGCCTCCCTCTCAAAAGATATTGCCCGATAAGCCTTATGACTATCTCTGAGGATAATCAACCTTACAAGCCATTCGATGAGATACCATAGATAAAAGAACACATATAGCATTTCTTTCATCTGCTCGGTATGTATCTGTTCATGATTGAATGTTACGTCACTAATCGGTCTGTCTCTTCGAGTGAAGAGAACCCCGAAGAGGTTCACGTAACTGAAACCTCTAGGGGGAATGAATCTGTTCTTTACAATCTTCATACTAGATAATGAATAATTCTACAAATAAATACGTGAGGTACACATCTGCGAACCCTGCTATCTCCAGCCAGTGCCAAGGGTGGAACTTGACATCCTTTCCGATATACCAGAAACTGTTAGTCACCTTGAAGAAATCAATGACAACAAGATAGATGGTTTATATCAGGGCTATCACAAACGTTATCCACCAGCATACAGACAAGCACCAGCCTACACAACCTTGCTTGCCCGACCTGCGGTCGGAAAGAGGTAAAGGGGTGAAGAGATAAAATGATTAAAATACTGCAACAGGACGAACTCGAAGCGAATCGTCAACCGTACCGTAGGTGTTCCGATTGCCACCGCCGAAATTCAGAGCCCACACACGTCCACCCGAAGACTCAACACACGACCAGTAAGACTCCCGATGTAGCAAATCAGCATTCTGCTTACCTGCATTCTTGATACGCTGCAAGGCAAGATTGATGGTTTCGAAACGAGAGCGGATAATTTCGAGTTCTCCTGTAGCAGGAAGATACCAAGACTTGGCAGGAATACCAACGTCTCCTAGATTGACACCCGTATGCGAATTATCGTAATTGTAACAGTAAGCTACTGCGTATGTCGAAGGGGAATCATTCTTATAGTAACTGCTCGCCATAATAGCGGCTGTTCTAGTTCGACCATCGAGGAGGCTCCAATCGGTTGATTTCTGATATCCGACAGAACTAGCATTCTGTACGCTTCCCCATTTCATTGCAGCACTAGGTTCTGTTAAGGCAATACCAATACGTGTGCTACCATGCTGAACTACGACAGCATCAGCGTCTGCCTTGCTAATGCCGATGCTGGTAGTCTGCCACGCTTCGCATCGCATGTAAGTACCCCACGACTCTTTCTGAATCTTACCGATGTACACTCCATCCTGCAAGGAACGGAGATTCTGCTCCAGATAAGCTTTCATGCTAGCCGCTGAAGCATTTGTGATGGCTTGTCCGTTAGCAGACAGCCAATCGCTGATTTTTCTTGTCTTTATAGCCATAATATTATGTATTTAAAAGATATTGTTACTTATCTATCGCTTCTACCGATACCGCATTGCTGATAGCGGCATTCACCGCATCAATGAAGCAAGGAGCGGTAGTGCGTTCAACGAGTTCCTTGATGATTCTCACTTCATCGTCTGTGTACTCTGTGTCATCGTTGCCGTTCCACATTTTCACGGCAAGAGCCTGTCCTGCCAGCCCCAATCCTGCTCCCTGCGAGTAGATGATGTTTGCAATCTGCTTGCGTGCGTTAACTACCTGGCACCGATTCTTGTCGAGTGTCATAAATACTTCGAGATGTTCTAACTTAACTTTCATATTAATTTTTGCTTTTATGATTATCTATTTGACCAATCCAAATCATGTTCTCCGCTCCAGAAGATACCACGACCGAAATAGGTCTTACCCTTCTGACTAGGATTAAGTAATTCTGGGTTTATATATACAAGATTTATTGTTTGTCCACCATTAAGTTGATGCCATCCACCGACATCACAGAAATATATTCCGTTATTAATATCATTAGCATTTATTGCCATCCAACGCTTACCTGTTCCTCCAGGTACAAACTCGTAATAATGTATAGCATTTGCTCTAGAAGAATTGAATACTACTACATCAATAGGACATCCGGCCGATTTATCATCAGGACTATACAATGGAATTTTGTATACGGTTTTATTGTCATACGTAGTACTCTCTAGTCTCACAACAGTATATGCAAAATCGTATCCGTCTGGATAGATGCGCATACTAGCCCCATTTATTACTGCCAATGTACTATTACTATGACCAAAAGCACCTCGACTCCATATAGTACTAGCATAGAAACGCCAACCTCTAGTCCTTTCTGGATTCGTACCTTGACTGTAAATATCTGCATCAAATGTTATATAGCCAGAACTATCAAAATATATTGAACCAGCGCTTTTCTTTCCATCAGAACTAACCGCAGTCAATTTATGAAAAGAGCCTACCACACCCTTTAGTTCTCCTGCGAATATACCATTAGACGCATATAACGAACCATCTTTCTTTACGCTGAATGGAGCATCAGCCCCATTCGGTGCGCCAAGCCACAGAGCGTAATCATTATCATCACTAACAACCCTAAATGAGCCAAACATCTTACCATCAGTAGTCGGATCGAACAGATTAATCTGATTGGTTCCGAGCATATTGATGGTAGCGTTCTCGGCAAGAAGAAGATGAGTTGCTATTGATTTATAATTACTCATCTCTGTCCAATGTCCATCGGTCAAACTAGGCGAAGAAGTTGCGTTGTCATACGTTTTAGTACATTGATACCACTTGCCTTCAATACACACAACATCAACGTATGCTTCTTCACCTGAACCCGAAAGATACTTATAGCTGCCCGATTCAAAACCGTCATGTTCACGCATAAGAGCACCTTTTTGCCCTTTTTCTCCTCTCTGAGAGAAGGAGATTGAGCCAGTTACTTCTGCTAAAACCTTTGTCATAAGCTAACTATTTAACACCTGTGATTACGTAAACTGCGCCCTTGTATGCACGTATTGCCGATTCCGTAACAGTAAACTTGTTGTCGCTTACCGTTGGTGCTCCCGAAATAGGAATACCGCTGTTGGAATATAATGCCATGCTGAATGCGACATCTTCGATATTGGCCTTAGAACCACGCTTGCGCATGTACGGAACGTATACGATGCTTCCTCCCGAATTTTGAATGAAGTTCTCAGCTACAGCATTTCCGTTGCCATCCGTAGGGTTCGGGAATATGATATATTCATCCGACACGTCATTGACGGTCTGGGTATCTGACGCATAAAAACTTCCTGCCTTGTATGCTTCGCACATAACGAGGATAGATGAATCAACGTCTGTCTCATTGATAGTGAATGTAGGAGAGTCGCTATCCTGCTTGAGTACCCATGCGTTGTTAGAGTCTGGCAGATACCACTTGAATGTATATCCGCTAGATGTCACTGACGTTCCTTCCGTCACCTCTGCTTTGACGGTACAGCTACCGCCCTTCTCTGTGATAGTGAACAGATTCGTACTTGAAGTAGGGAGAATGTTCACTCGCTTTGAGCTGACAACGCCCTTTGCTATATAGACTGGGTACATAGCTTTAAGATTGATGTTTGTGTTTTCGAGCGACAGGCTTGTTCTTGCTTCGATGTTGAACGAATCACCGCTATTGATTTTCACAAGGTTCTTATTGACCGTAAGGGTCGGATTTCCGCTAGCATCAGCCCCCATGGTAAAATGACCAGACACGCCACCAAACGAATTAGTGGAAACGCCCGAATCATTGAACGCCAACGTCACACCGCCGACAACCCATGTTGTGGAACCTCTTGTAAGGTCGAAGTTATTACCTGCGCCCTGCTCTGCTGAAAAGGCTTGCATAACTATGACTGGATGCCTAGCACCGCTAGCTTCGAAGTCAGGCGAAATCTGAGTAGGCGCATTCCACTCGCCATCATAGTTCTGATTAACGTCTCCTGTCGTACACTGAAGGATTGGGTAGATTGTCGTTCCGTTGCTTGTCACAACAATCTGTCCTGTTATTGATGCTTTACTCATTTGTTACCTCGCTTTCCTTTTTATCTGTTGATACCTCAGATTCAGAAGACACGTCTGGCATATCTGCGCCAAATCCGTTATCCTTATTCCTTGTATCGCCGTCACCACCATACTCGACTGGGGTATAGCAATATGCAGGGGTAGCTACACTTCCGTCAATCTCAGCTAGAGCAGAATACTCCTCTATGAGAGCACCGCCAGCATAGGCAGCTCTTGCACTCAGATTAACACCAGGAACATCATTCATCTCACTCTGATAGAGCAAGCAATTACCGTCATGCGTCATTGTAAGCGGAACACCAGCCTTGGTGATTACCTCTGCGACTTCCTTAGTTACCTTAACGTAATATCTCATAATCGTATATTTTTAAAGTTCAACAATAATTAGCTGTTCTCGTCAATTTCCCTTGACACAAGATAGTTCCCATCCTCATCCACAAGGGTATTGCCATTCTCGTCAACAATCAGCTCGTAAGCACCTCTGTCTTCTATTGTCAGACGGATACTCTTCTTCGCCTCGAAAGGACATTTGAACATCTCTCCGTACCCTAACACCGTGACATTCTCAGTCATGGTGACTACGCCATTGTTCACAACCTTGCCATAAGATACTTTCTGCCACTTCGCTCTGATAATCTTATTCCATACAGAAGGGTCAATGACTCCTTTGTTGTCACTTACGATAGCCCGACAAGTTACGAAAGCTGTATCAGAATTGAGACCAAAGCCATCGCCTACGAACTGAGGAGTGAGGGGTGGAATGGTTCTTCTGATATAGGTAACCTTCTTCGGGTCTCCTGTTCGAGGAGAAGACGGAACACTTCCTTCGTAGATATAGCAGGCTCTTACCTCATATCCGATTCCGTCACCTATCATATCACAGTTGACGGTGATAGATGTAATCTGACCGTTAGCAGCCTTTGTCATGGCGGTAATCTCGTAGTTCTCGGAATCGTCAACGGAAGAGATAAGCTGCTTTGTTCCGTTATCCAAGATACGATACCACCATATCCTTGCCTTTGCGTCCGCAGACTTATCTATAGCACCGACCATTACCTTTGCTGTGATGGTTCTTGTGCTTGCGTGTTTGAGTGGATTCCAAAGCACGGTAGGAGCACTATCAAGCATAATCTCTGCCCTTGCATTAGTGGTGTCTTCAAGGTAGAGCGGCTTATTGGCTATGAATGTGTACTTATATCCACTTATCGGGTCAGTCCAATTACCCTCAAACCGCATTGTTCTCGGCTTATTGATAACTGAGTTAGACTTGATGAAGAGAGTTCCCTTGTTCAATCCCTCTGTTGTGGCTTCATAACCACTTACCACACTGGCTTTTTCGCTTGTTGCTACTACGACAATTCCACTAGTTGAAACCTCTGACCATTTGAATGAATCCAACTGACTGTTAAATGTGCCTGTCTCGTTAGGGTTGTCGGGGTCGATGAGGAAGCATGACGGAAACATCGTACATGGACGGATTGCGTAATTCGGGGAATATGAGTTGGCGATGCCGTCATACTGCTGCCTGTTGATGATGTTTCCAACTATTTCTATGCTGCAAGACTGGGAATAGGCGGTTGCCTGTATATCCATCATCTTGTCAGCACTTACTGCTAATTCTTTTGGCATATCTTTCAATTTTAAAGTTCAACATTAGAAACTAACACTCACATCTTCGGAATACATCGTCTCTCCATCCTTGATTTCGGCATCACATCGGAATGTCACACTACCTATTTTGAATGCAGCACCGCCAAGGTCTTCATAGGTCAAATCAACCGACAATCCGCAGTTGGCATGAGAGAGTGCCCATTTATTGTCTGCGGTCGGGTCTCCGCTGTCTCTAGTCCATACCACATTGACCATAGAATCGGTCACGTCTTGATTGTAGAGCCTTCCGACTACTGATAGAGTAGTGAATACTTTCCAAGAGCCATCAGCATTCGTTGCCATCAAGTCGTTGAGACGAAAGTTCCACAGCTTCGATGATTGCATTTCGAGTGTAAAATACGGATTGCCCTCCACGAATGCCCAAGCTGTAGATGAGTAGATTGGCGGCTTTGTTGTCTTGTCTTCAAGGCATTGCCACTTGCACCCGAGGTAATAGACGGTATCAATCGTTCGGTCTCCATTGCGGTAAGGATTGTCTCCTTGTGCCACAGTCAAGCTCCACACGCCTCTGTCTCTTGTCGTGTAGATTGTGTTGCCCTGATAGTCTATCTGCTGGAATGATGCAGCCATCATCCACTTAGCATAGAACGCTCCATCGCGCTTGTTGGCGGTAGGGAAGTCTTGGAAGAGGAACGATAGTGCATCTGGCAGCTTGCCCATCGCAAGAGAGTAGTTCGTCTTGTCTATGATAGGCTTAGTAACGTGGTCGAGCCATACAAGCAACCCTTCAGACGATGATATATACCAGCAGCTCTGTCTGTCTTCGTCCACCGCATTTCCCCATCGTATTAATCTTGCCAGCTCGCAAGGTGGATAGTTCTTCTTGCTAGGACATTCATCATCGGGGTAGCAGACTACAGTAATAGTATTCGTTACGGTGTTAACCGATAGTACTCGCAGCCACATATCATAATACTTACCATTCTCTGCTAAGGTATTGATGGAAGCCAAGACAACATCATTCTCTTTGAATGCCGTAAAGTCGTTATCCCATCGTTTCTGAAGCTTCAAGTCGTAGGTCACGTTGCCACCTTCCGTTGCCGCAGGAATCTCCGTCACCGACTCAACCATACCGCTCTCCGTAAAGACGAAGTTGCTCTCCATAGCTGTCTGTCTGTTCACGATGAGTTCCTTCGATATAATTGAGCTTCGAGATGTGATACTCTCAAACTCGGCATTGCCCAGCTCGTCAATCCTTCCGCCAGTGCCGAAGAGCATTCCCTGGACGAACTCCCCGAAGGTCGCGCCTTTCTTAAATTGAGATAAGTCTTCTGCTGTCAATCCCTGCAAGAACTTCTGAATCTTCTGAAAGGTGATAGTACCATTTGCGGTATCGTCTTTCAGTTTAGAGAGATACATTTTATCGGTTATACTAGCATTAAAGCTATTGGTATTACTACCACCAACCATGCTAGATAGAGATTTAACAGTTTCTCCTTTTACTGCATCAATAATCTGCTTCGTATCACTCTTTGTAACTTCCAACGAATTAACAAGCTCAATCTCAACTTCTGCCAGCTCATCGTTATCAACCTTTACAGAGTAGTTGCTGACGAAAACTTCGTGACTAATAAGATTTCCATCGCTATCCGAATCGCCCTGTATTTGTATTGACAGCTTTGCATTCTCGTTTAGCTTACTTGCAAAGTCAGGATTTTCTTGCAAGAATATGCGAGAAAACTTAACAGAGTAGTTGAACTGGTCTGTATTGTTTTCGCTCATGTGCTTGATAAGAGCATCATCGAGTCGTTTCTCTGCTGCCGTTACAAGAACCTTTGGAGGTTTGATGCCTGTGATAACAAACAAATCTCCCTTTTGCGGTTTAAATCCAGCACTCGCGTTTGGCATTATGATACCTAGTGTTGATGTGTCCTTCTGAACCGCAATCCATAACTCTTCTTTCGTTGAATCTTGGTTTGATTTGTTATCCTCAACGTATGTGTCGTTAAGAATATAATCACCTTTGCTATTCATTTTTCCACTATCTGACTTCAAATTTCCATTTCCGTCAGTAAGTACATTGTTATAGCACTTATTATTTGTGCTATTCCAATAGCAGTCAATTGTAAACGAACAAGCAGGGCATCCGTTACTCTTAATTAGATTTATCTTTGCAGGTTCACTAGCCAAAGCATGTGCAAACAAGTCAAAGCCAAAATCTCCATTAAACTTATGTAGCTTTATATAGAAATAGTTATGAATATATTTTCCGTCACTATCCTTTACATCGCTATCTTCTTTATCAAAAGCAACATCTGCAATCTCTCCGAATAACTGTCCTTCCGCATTTACAATTCCCTTGATAGTTGGCTTTATATCATCAAAAGTAACAGTTCCTTGATGAGGATTTCCTTTCTTATACAAGTTTACAAACTCGTAATATCCATTACCGCTTGGCAACTTGTGGGTGTTATTCAAAGCGTAATAGAAACGCTCTGCACCTTTCGTGTTGCGATATATAGAAGGCATAAGTACCGATGATGGTGCTAGCCATACGCGGTCTGTAATCGTTATTTTTGCGGCATTATTTTCTCCACCTTCTGTTGCGTTCCAATATGTACCATCAAACGAAAACGTCAAATCTTTATGTGGTATATCACCTATACCATTAATCTTGATTCCGCTTTCATCGTATGGTTGAGTATGCCCATCTGATGTTTCAAAGTAATAAACACTGCTCGGCTTGCGCGTTAATTCTATACTACCTGAAATACTCGTAGATACAGTATTCATTCTGCGAGTTCCACTTGCTTTTTTGATATTTGTTGCAGTTATCTTGCAGGCTATTACAATAGTACTTGTAGAATTACGCTCAAAAGTATGTTCTTTTTTACTACTCTTTGTGTAGTTAGATAGCCCATCTATATTATCTCCAAAAGCCCATCCATTACTTACATCTGAATCACTATTACCAAAAGAGCTACCGCCTTCTCCTGACATTGAACCTCCCCCACGGACACTCTGAATACTCTTGTAAGCAGTATCTATATTGGTATTTTCTCCAACATAGTAGGCATATTCGTAGCTAAATTCTAAACCGAATTTAAGAGCACTATCAGCTTCCTTTGCTACAAAAGACAATCCGTCCATTTTAACAGTATCTTCTTTTGCAGAACTGGTAAATTCAAACAACGTCCATATAGTAGTACTTCCTATGAGCCTAGAAACAGTAGATGAATTATGCTCTGTGTATTCTTCTCCCATAGAACAAGTAGGGATAACATTTTTAGATTCTTCTCCTTTGCCTTTGTAGTCTTTACCGCCGAAGTTAGTTATAAGATAGCTTGATGTTCCAAATACATTTGCAATATAAGAATCCTTGCTATTCTTACTAAGTATAAGTGTTTTGTTGTAAACATCACTATTCCATTTCCAAACATCACCAAGTGATATTGACGAAACAAGGGATTTGCTAAAATTCTCTGTATTGAAAACTGCTTCACCAAACTCGTCATCATTAGGATAGTAATATGGCAGGTTATCAGATGAACCGTAACCTGTTATCATATCAACTATTTTATAGTTCGCATTCTCCTTAGATACAGATATAAGGGCATCACTACTACCATATTTGATAGGTGTATCGGTTAAGTCGTGCTGTACCTTACCGACATGACAAACGTTGCCATCCCAGTAGTAATCAAGCTCAAAAGTTGTGTTGACAAGTTGTAATACATCAGTCAAATATTGGTCTTCAAATGATACTTCCTTAACTTCATCTGTTCCATATCCTTCGTCAACAACAACGTAATATCCTTTGTATTCATCTGTAGGACGATACAAACCACAATATGCCATTGAACTATTGATGCGAGCAACAAACTCATAGATAGTTCCACCAAACGTGAACTTTGTCTGATTTGAGCGGTATCTATCTTTGTTCTGTGTATCAACATCATCAACGACAACATCAAAGAACAGAGTGTTATCAAGTAATTCTCTTCTAGATGTGAAAGTGATTTCACTCTTCCACATTCTAGACGAATTATCCTTTGTAGAGTTTGGTGTATAGGACGCAAAGAATCTATCGCCATTGTACTCTACGAACTCTTCCTTCTTCCATTGCAAAGGCTCAGATGAATATATTGTAGCAGTAAGGGTAGGAGCACCACCCATACGTTTTGTATCGTAGGTATATGATGATACAATAGCAGGGTTAGCTTCCGATGGGAACAAACCGATAATTTCATTACCAGTGTTCTCATCGTAAGTCAACTTCTGTATGTATAATGATTCTGCCTTCATGTTTATTCTTTATTATTCTTTGTCATTGCGGTAATCTCAGCTTGTTTTTCGGCACGTTCATCTGCCTCTTCTTGCTGAGTCTGCAATCTTACTTCCTCGTCAGGTGCAGAAACAGTATTCTTTTCAACACCAGTCTTAGTAGAAATCAAACCTGCACCGCTCAATGTACAAAGCATCTGATTCCATGCACTTTCATCGAATGGCTGCCAAGGCTTAAATGATGTACTGATTCTCATCTGCTTAAACTCAGTGATAGCAGTAGGATTCTCGCCGCTTGCAACCAACTGCTTTGCCAATCCTTCCTTGAACAATCTTGAATGTTTGCTGACGAAATTCTGCCATTCAATAGCTGCATTGTTAGCCTCCTCAATATCCAAAGAACGTGTCATCTGAATTGCCAAACCGCTTATATCGCCACTAGACTTAATATCCTTCGGCAAGATAAATGTACATCCTGTAGCAATCTGCAATTGGTCGAGAATTGACTGCATGAACTCAATCATGTTCTGTGGAGAAGGTGGAGTCTTAAACTCTGCGCTGCCATTTCCTTCAATGCTTGTATCATTCAGGATGATAGAACCAGCAATCTTCTTTGCGGTTTCATTGAGCTTCCCCTTGATATAAAGGATTCCCCATCCGTGACGTTTTTGGATGACCGCAAACAGATTATAGATAATCTCGAATAGCTCGATAAGGTCTTGACCGTTATTCCAAGCAACATCACCACGCTTTGTAACAAGTGGACTCTCCGAGAATCCGTGTTTTTCCTTGCTTTCCAAGCACCAGCCTTTTAGTACTTCGTTTGTATCAACGTCCTGAACGAATACATCTGTGAAATGATAATGATATGTCTTATCGTATGCATCAATGTGTCTTACATTATCCTCTGTGCGATAATACACGCAATCAAGAAGCGGTTCTCCATTATCGTCTTTGTGTGTGATAATCTGATAGCCATCTTCATACGAGAATAGCCTACTTTTTACTTCGTTATCCTCATTCATGTAAACGAGTAAGCCAACATCACCATAACTCTGCTGAATACGTATAGCTTGCATTTCGATACCATCCTGATTTGTCTCTTTCCAATGCCACTTGAAATCGGCAAAGTTCTTTTTGAGCTTATCAGCCGGATTGCTGTCATGTAATATGTGGTTACGTTTATTACCACCTAAACATAGAGCTTTCTTGTCAACAATACGTTGTTGCATAGGAATGCCAAACTTCTTAAACTCAATCTCGCAATAACTGCCATCATCAAGCTTGCAACATATAGAAGGTAAGTTCGTATCAAACAATACCCTGTGAGAATAAGGGTCTAACTCCTTCGCAAAACGCTCTTGACTAACAACTATCTTGCTAATATTTGGGAGCTGTGCTTCTTTTCGGAAGTTCGTCTTAATATCCGAACCATCAGAAGAATCGTTGATAGTAATAGAGCGCGAACCTCTCAAAAACGGCTTTTTCAGAAGCAGTTTCTGCGGATTCTCCAAAAAATCATTAATTATATCTTGTCTCTTTCTACTCATCGTTATTGTCGTTTAATGATGGTTCAACATCGTTGCTATTTTGTGAATCGTTGTTCTCTTGTGGGTCAATCAATCCATAATGTCTGCAACAAGCTTTTTTTGAAGCCCAGTAGTTACATTCTCTGTTTGTAGTAGGACAAACAATATCGTGTTTGCTTGGTACTACGATGATTCGCTTCTGCTTCTGTGACTCTTCCATTTCAAATTTGTCATTCAGCTTTACACGTATATCAGTCTGCATCTTCAATGCATCTTTCGGTTCAAGATTTCCATCACTAAGAGCTTGGTCTATCTTGTCGAGCATTTTAAGAAGCTCGTTTTTGTTCTCTTCCTTGGTGATAGCGTTGTTATTAACATTTCCGATACCGAAAGGTTCTAGAACATCTAGTAGTTTCTTGAATCGTGGAGTTTCGTAGAATTTAGCTGCATCCTTTTCGCTCTTACGATAAGCAAGACGATACGCTAAAGTCTTATCTTCCAATGCGTCACATAGGATAGCAAACGCAATATCTTTCTCATCGCATTTATCCCAGTCAATCCGCACGGATTCAAGAATCATTTTTATATTTTCTTTTTTCAGCATATATTCTAAAATTAATAGTACAACGTATCATCATAAATGCTCTGTGCATTAGGATTCTTTTCTTCAACATCTTGTGCTGCAAGTCTGAATCCTTCTTGTAGCTCGCTACCATACTCCATATTCAAACATGGGTACATTCTCATTGCGCAAGGGTCGAGCAAGTCCATAGAACGGTCTTTTCCAAGATTTCTGTTCATTTCCTTCTTGCTCTGTAACTTCTTCTTTCCGCTCTGCATCTTATCAAAGCGAACTACCGCACATTCTTCCATGAACTCATTCTGTATGGAAACTCTGTATTTGAGGTTTTGATGCGTATAAACCGCATTTGCGACCTTATCAGAGAATGTGAGCTGTCCTCGCTTAATCATATAACTCAGTCGCAAGTAGCATAGGTCTTTTATTGTCATAGCAGACAAATAATAAATTCCCATTGCCTTTGCCGCTGATATGTAAGGTATAGCATCGGGTATATAGTCATTGAAATACCTACCTGCCGTAGCATCATAGATAATATGGCTCTCTGCTACTCCCTCACTTGCCGCAAACAATCTAGCTCTCTCTGCATTAATTCGCGGTGTCGAATGCATTACGATTTCGTAATTGACGATATGGAATCCGTTCCAAGACAACATCAGAGTATTATCCTTTCCGAAATCTGCCAAGTCGATTGTTATCCATTTGTCACCATTTACGGCTGGGTCTTTTACGAAGCAATCTCGTGCCGCTTGGCTAGGAATCGGTATATCCTCATCCTCTTCTGGGTCAACATTGAAGTTACCCTCCATAAGAGCTTGTGCCATTCTGCCGCCCGATGCAGCTACAGAACCTAAATAGCCAGAGTTGTTTTCAAGCATCTTCTTGTTTGAACCAAGTTTACCTTGATAGAAAACAAAGCTCTTAATCATTACTTCATATCCAAAGTTGCCGCCAATGGTTTTAAGCTTTCTGTCTATATCTATTTTACATTTCTCATAGACTTCTCGCTTAGACATCCCCCAAACAACATCCTTAACAGTCGGTCCTGCACAATAGAAGTATCTGACTACACCATCACGCTCTGGGATGATAAAACCATCTGAACCAATATACCAATCAAGGAATATTCTTGTCCAGTGGCTACGCTTCGGATTAAGTGTTGCAAAGAACTTACCTGTAAACGTCTTGCTCTGACCTCTGTTTCGAGTCATAACGTAAGAGAAAACTTCCCAAGTCATCTCCGTCAACTCGTCAATCGCAATCAAATCGTACTCCCATCCTTTCGCGCGCTCTCTCAACTTATCTATATTGGAATCGTCAAGATATGTCAAATCGACAAACGTTCCGTTCGGAAATGTAACGCGCGGATTCTCGCTCTCTCTGATTTTTACGAAATCAGCTCCGAATATCTGTTTGAACTTCTCTACGAATCCTCCACCTGCTTTTTGATTACCAAGTGAACGGCGTGAAATCATTGCACGAAAATCTGGGTCGGTCATTAACGGCTCTGCCATCGCAAGTACAAGACCATACGATTTGCCTCCTCCGAGATTTCCGCCACCAAAAACAACGTCAACGTTGCTACTTGCAAAGGACATTTGAAAGCCCTCTTGTGGTCTGATTTCTATATCTTTATTCGTGTTCATGCTGCAAAGATACCTAATTTATAATATATAATGTCGTGAAAATAATTCTATATTGGTTACGTAACAAATAGAGTTTATAAAAGCCTGCAAATCACCACATTATTTAATTATCTTTGCAGCAGAATTTTAAAAATTAGTAATATGAAGTTTACAAAACAACAACTTTTAGACACCCTAAAAGCAAAGCTCACTGAAAACGGAAAACACCTTTCCATCAGTGAAAAGACAATAAAGAGTTTGAGTGATTCCCACTTTGACCTCTTAGTTGGTGAAGATACAGAGTTAGATGATTTGGTGAAGAAGATTTTGCCGCAGTATGTTTCCCTTAACGGCAACTACGAGAAGGATAATGCCGACTTCATCAAGAAATGGAACGATGAGCATCCTGACACCAAGCCAAACCCAAATGACAATGGCAAAGAGCCTTCGGCTGTTGAAAAGAAGCTTTTGGAACGCTTGGAAGCTCTAGAGAAGAAGGATGCAGAATACGAAGCATCTAAGCTTGTATCACAGAAACGTAGTGAACTTCTCGCCAAGTTCAAGGAGAAAGGTATCAACGATAGTAAGTGGATTGAAAAGTACATGAGCAAGTTGAACCTCACTAAGGACTCGGACATCGAGCAGGAATTTACCGATGCGGAAGAGTTTTACAACATATCCCACGTAAATGGCGGTGGCACTCCAGGCAATCCAAGTGGCGGTAATGGAGATAAACCTATCGGTGCTGAACGATGGGCAGGCGTAAACAAAATCCTCGGTACATCAAATCCTGCTGGCAAGTAAATTCGGATAACATTAATTATTAACTCTTTAAGGTAAAAAGATTATGTTGGATAACTTTTTCACAAGACAAGCCAATGGTGGTGCGGTATTCACTGGTCGCACACTCATTCAGGCACATGGCTCTATTGGAGGTCATAAGAATGTCTTCGTAAAGCTCGTTAAGGGCAGCAAGGATGCGCTCTGTTATCCTACTACGGGTGGCATCTTGAAGAACCCATTCAAGGGTAGAGCGAAGATTTATGCAGGTGACCTCGTTGAGTACACACCTAACATTAACAACACTACTGGTGCAGAGGTAAAGATTTTGAAGTTCTATGAGCTGGCGAAGGATGCTACTGAGACAGACGTAACCTACAAATTGGTTCGTGACGGCTATCACCACATACCGTATGCTGGCGATACTATCATGGTAGGACAGAAAGATTTTGCCACACAAGCAAAGGGTGTCACTATCACCAATGTGGAGAAAACTACCGACGGTTCAAACGATATTTGGCTCGTTACAGTATCAGAGACACTTGGTACAGCACAGAAAGCTGGTGACATTCTCGTAGAAGCAGCAAAAGCAGGTGCAAAAACGCTTCCTATGGTTACTAATCCTAATGCTTACGCAGACAAGGATATGGATTTCTTGTATGACGCGAACATGGAAGGGGTTGACGATTTGGAGTATATGCTTACTCCAGCGTTGGCGCAAGAAGATACTGTTATCGACCTTGTAGCTATCGGCAATTTGCCACCAGCAGTTCTCGCTCTCAACAAGAGCCGTGTAAAGACTTGGTTCTGGTTTAATTAATCAGACCAAGTAAATGATAACAAACTTATTTTTTTGTAATTAATTGTATTTAGGATATGCAAAGATTTGACATTAACAACTCGGATTGGGCTGCACTCTTCCGTTCAAAAGATGGCGGTAGTGAACTGTTTCAGTCTCTCGTTGACAACTCAGACCTCCTTAACATGGATGAAGGTTGGGCAATGACACAGGGGCATATTGCTGATGCACCTACTCCAACAGCGGATGATGGTTCTGCTACTTTCCGAATGACTTCATATAAGTTGGAAGCTGCACCAGTCATGGATATGCGTGCGCCTCTCGGCGATTCACATCAGATGGACGCCGAGGGTGAGGCAGAGTACACTGCATCCATTCCAGACTTCATCGGTCGTGGTTTCGTAGAGACTGCTGCACAGCGTATTTACAAGGAAAAGATGTGTGCACAGTTTGGCAACGCAGACCGCATCATAGCTCGTTGGGTACGTAACTACCTCGCAGTTGGATTGAAGTCCGCGAAGGCTACATTGAACAACACAACCGCGCAGTTGGAAACGACTGGTAAGATTGATTACACTGGTCTTGGTGCTGGTATCTACGGCAAGCTCTATGATGCTCGTCTTCCAAAGGATAATTTTCAGAAGGCTGGTGCAAAGGCTTGGACTTCCGCAGATTGTAAAATTCTCACACAGATGCGTAAGTTAGAAGACGCTTATCGTGATAAGCGAGGAGGCTACGATGGTGCTCTTACTTGGAAGATGACAAAAAAGATGTACAATGACGTATTCCTTCAGAACCAAGAAGTACGCGACTTGTATGTTGCTTGGTGTAAGGCTAACTATATCGCATACGTTGAGGGTATGCCTATCACTAACGAGCAATTCTTGAAGTCATTTACAGACATTCAAGGTATTTCTCCTATTGAGATTGTCGTTGAGAAGGAGCGCAACAAGACACGCACAACCGACACATTTGTCAAGGGTTGGGCAGATAATCGCGTTGTTCTTCGCCCTGCTGGTGATGCTGTAGAGTTCAAATACACAGATGTTTTGGAGCGTGACGTATTCGGTAGTGGCTATGGTGCAAGTACTATTGATACCACTTTCGCAACCATGCTCAATGGTTTGGTTACAGCGATGAACACCACAACTGACAATGGTCGATTGAAGGAGTGGCATACAGACGTAATGATGTCTGCTATTCCAGCTCTTATCTCATTCACCAACCATGAGATTATCCACACCGAGGTAGCTGGTGATGGTGCTGTATCTTAATGGTGGTTCACTCACAATATACGATAACATTTAATTCATTTATCTCTCAATGGCAGCATCAAAGTTTGACATATTGGACTATCTTAGCGGCATGACTAACTTTGTCTTTGACAAGTCGGCATTAAACAATGTCGCTTTGGATTGCGGCGTTTCTGATGTCGAGTCTTATTTGGACTTGACAGAAGAACAGAAAGACAGATGCAAGATTGCACTCTTGGAAAAGATTGTATTCGGTGTCTATCAGACAGCATCGACCACAAACCAACATGGCGCATATACTCTTACGGTAGGTGCTCAGACCATTACATCGGCTGCATTGTTGAGTATCAAATCAGAACTCAAAAGACTTTACAAGAAGTATGGAGAGGACGAAAAACTTGAAGCTCTCAATGAAACCGATGGAGAGGTTAAATGGATTAAAGAAACAGATTGGTAAGCTATGTACACTGACAGAAATGCTTTGGATGAATATGCCTATCATGGCGTGTTCTACCGCTCGGAACAAAAACCGAAAGAAGATGGAGACCTTATCGGAAGCGATGGGGATATGTTAGGCGATACTGATACTAGTGCAGGTGAGTCAGAAACAGAAAATGTAGAAACTATCATTTTTGAAACTGATTGCGATATTCAGGAAACCAATAAGCTGTTTAATTCGGGCGTAGTTACGTTAGGATATACAATCTATTTTCCGATGCCAACGAAAGAAGGAGAAGACGGAAAAGATGAAGAATATATTCCTGAAGGTTTGAATGCTGGCATTCGTTTCCGTGGAAAAATGTACGGAATGGACGTTGACGGAATGGTTATTGGCGTTTATCCGACACAAATGCATGGATGTGTAGCTTACATCAAGGGTACTGATATTTAGTTTTTTCATCATAAGGTAAAATGTATTTAGGATAACAAGGTATGGCACAGAGGATTAATCGCAGATTGTCTCGAATTGAGAATTTCTTTTCGATGCTTCTTACTAAGGGAAAAATCTCAAACAACATATTTGTTGGAGAATTGCCACCTACAACTAGTAAGAACTGGGATGATTTTGTCAATGTGGACGTAGGTCAGCAAAGAGATTATGGCGGTTATTCTTCTGGCTATGCTAACATTTATCTTTATGCAAGACCAAAGGGAACTCCACTTAGAAAGAATGTAAAGTTACTTGACAAGATGGAAGGTGTTCTTGACAAAATCATTGATGAATCAAGAGACGCAAACTATACAATCAGTATATTATACCGTGATAGCGGATATGACTCAAACCGCCAGTTTCATTTTCAGATGATTTCTGTTTCGGTTATTGTACGTTAATTATTTCATTTATTTAGGATAACAATTTAAACTCATAACAATATGGCAACGAAAGTTACAAGTACAGGCGCAGGTGCAATCAAGCTCTCTAAGCCTTCACACATTATTGTTCGTCCGTTCAATGGTAATGCGGCTGGTGACGATTATTACGATTTGGACGATGTTGTTCGCGACACCACATCTATCTCTCAGGACGATAACGATACTAACGATATTGAGCGCGAGACTTCTGATACTCCTATCTTGTCTATCGTGACAACTGGTAAGTATCAGTTTGCTGCCGAGGTTGCAGATACTCAAGCTCCTGTATTGACTGCATTGTGCGGCTTTACAAAGGGTACTGATGGTAAGATTTACGCTCCATCTGGTTACAAGCTGATGTATGCAGAGGTCGCAGTAGTTTTTGACAACGCAGATGGTACTACACACACAGCATTGATTCTGCCTAAGTTGCAGCTCAATTCCAAGACAACCATTGAGTCTCTGAACTCTAACTTGGCAAAGGTTGCATTGGCTGGCACAGGTCAGTTGGTAGAAGTTAAAGATGGTAGCATAACTCGTAAGACACCATTCTACATTGACCCTGCATACACATTGCCAACTGCTAGTGTATAATGTAGGTTCTTCAACAATTCTCGACTATATACAAGGGGCGGCGGCTTTAATGCTGTCTGCTCCTTTTTAAGTTTTATCATTTATGGCTGAAACATTATACAAAAAAGCATTAAAGCTTATTACGAAGGAATTAGACAAGGATGCAAAGAATGTGTTAAGAGAATGTATTCAAGAAATTACATACACACATCAAACGCACAACCTCTACGATTCTTACGGATATGGCATTTATGTCGAAGGCAAGCTTGAAAAAATAGGTTACTTATCATCCTCTCCAAAAGCATCCAAAGGCAAGAATTGGTATGGAGAAGAGATTAAAGGTCGTGAAGCGATAAACGAATATCTCAAAAACGATTATTCCCCTAGTGGAGTAATTGATTTGGCTGTCGTTGCGACCATGCCCTATGCTAAGATATTGGAAGATGGCGGTGGTAATCTGAAACAATCTTACAGAGTCATTTCCATGTCGTTTCAAAAGCTACAAAACCTATCCAAGAAGTATAATGGAACAGTAAGTGTGATTAGAAAGTAATTCATATATATGGGAAAAGTATATAGAGCACAAAAAGACCCGAATAAGGCTAAGAAACAAGCTGTAGAAGACGAGAATAAGGTGTTACCTAGTTCTCCTTTGTCTGATGCGGCAATGGAACGTCTGGCGCAAATTATGAATGATTCTCCTACAATTGTAAAGCTACAAGGTACAGAGTGGGAGATAAGAGCATTGAAGCCAGGCACTCAATGGATGATAGCGGAGGAGGCTTGCAAGATAGTCAAGGGCGAAAACTTATCAATGGGTGACGTTATCAAGGAGTTTGCTATCAACATTCCATCGGTGGCAAGAGTAATCACACTATCATTGCTCAATGACAAAAAACGCATTGATTCTGAGGAATACCAACAAGTTTACGACCAGTTGCTTTGGGGAGACTATGACATCAAGGATTGGGCAACATTACTCGTTGAGATTCTCAATTTGCTAGATGTGGATTTTTTCTTCGCGAGTACCAATGTGATTCAGACCGTCCGCAGTCAAGCCCTGATGAGGAAGAAGCAAGCAGCCGAATTATCCCGTCACGAACAGAATACGGACAAATGATAGATTTCTTACGTGCCAACACATGGTGCTCGCAAGAAGAATATAAGTGGAGAATGACAGTTCCGCAGATTCGCCTTGCGTCTATGGATTTTACTCATATAGAGTACATATCGTCAGATAAAGGCAATAATCAGAAGAACGACAAATTAAAGAATGCAAAGGTAATCAATGGTGCAGAGGATTTGCGAAATCTCAATGACCTTGGAATACCTATTTTATAAACTCTTAAACTTTTGAATTATGGCAGATTCAGCATTAGGCAGTGCTCTTGTTATACCAGAGTCCGCATTGAAGAAAATCAAAGAGGCTGATGATAAGTTGCAGAAGTTACAAGATACGGCTAAAAATACCGCGTCTAGTGTAACACAATCTTTCAAGGATATGTCTGTTGGTACTAAGCCGTTCCTTGATTCTTTAGACCAAGTTATAGCAAAACTCGCAACAATCAACGCATCTGCTTCAAATGCAAGCAGTGGTATCTCAAACGTAGGTGCGAGTGCAGGTAACATGAACAATAACATTACGTCAGCAGCACAAAACATTCAAAATATGGTAGCACAGCTATCTAAGATGAATGGTTCTGGCACTAGTGGTATTATGCAAGCGGCACTTGCATTTCAGAGATTACAGGAATCGGCAAAGGGTGCTAGCGGTATGAATATTGCTGAGTTAAAGCAAGAAATTGGTTCTATTGAAAGTATGTTGCGAGATACAACACAAAATCTCACCAAGGCAGACCAAGATGCACTTATTAAGCGAAAGAAGTCATTACAGGATGAGTTACGATACCAGCAGCAGATGTATAATGAACGTGCTGTTGCTTTTCAGAAGGCTCTTGATAAGATGGTTAGTGCCGAACAATCTTACAATAACAAACAGAGAAAGGCATACGCTGATAGAGCAAAAGACTATCAGACGAGAAATAACAAGGCAAACACTACATATCAAGGCGCGCTTGATTTCTCTGCTACTGCAAATACGCTCAACCGCCAAGTACGCGCTATAGAATATCTGAAAGAGGCTCGTATGAAGTTGTCTCAAACCGATGCTGATTATAAGCGAAAATTGGATATTCTCAATGCTGCAATTGAGCAACATAACAAAAACTTGAAAGAGGCTGGTGTTAATTCTCGCGCGTTGACAGAACAAACATCATATATGGCTGGATATATGTCACGTTGGGCACAGCGTATGGCATTTGCATTCTCAGTGGGTTCTGTCAAGAATTTTGTCGAGCAGATTGCATCAGTCAGAGGTCAGTTTGAACTTTCAGAGCGTTCACTCGAAGCTATCTTGCAGAACAAACCAAAGGCAGACGAGATTTTCAATAAGACTGTAGAACTTGCCGTTAAATCACCTTTCCGTATCAGGAACTTGGTGGATTACACACGACAACTTTCCGCTTACCGAATTGAGTCTGATAAACTTTATGATACAACCAAGCGACTTGCCGATGTTTCAGCAGGTCTTGGCGTTGATATGGGAAGATTTATCCTTGCATACGGACAAGTCAAGGCTGCTGCATACCTTCGCGGTTCTGAGGTTCGTCAGTTTACCGAAGCTGGTATCAATATGTATGGTGAGTTGCAACAATACTTCAAGGAAGTTAAGGGAGAAGCGTACACGACCGCACAGATTGTTGATATGATTTCCAAGCGTAAGGTTACATTTGAGGATGTTGAGGCAATATTCCAACGCATGACCGATAAGGGTGGAACATTCTACAATATGCAAGAGATTCAGGCTGAAACTCTCCAAGGTAAGATTTCCAACTTGAAGGATGCTTTCGATGTGATGCTTAATGATATTGGCAAGGCTAACGAGGGTACAATGAAGGGAATGGTAAGCTGGGGTACTTCTCTGCTTGATAATTGGAAGACTCTTGCAGAGATAGGAAAAGCCCTTATACCTATTCTTATTGCTATAAAGGCTAACTCTATGTTTGCAAAGACTAGTCTCGGACAAGCTTTCTCGCAAGCATCTGGCACAGGTATCGTGAGATACAAGGCTCTTTTCGTAAATTCCTTAGATGGAATGAAAAAAGCTCTTAAAGATTTTGGCGGTCTCGTTAAAAGTTCATTATCAGGTATAGGTGTAGGTCTCGCTATTTACGCTGTAGCAGAAGTAATAACTACCGTTTATGATAAGATTTCCAAGTACAACGAAAATGTACGTAAAGCCGAAGAAGAAACCATAAAGGCAAAGGGCGCAATAGGTGCTTTAGCTGGAACGTACAACGACCTTGCAAATGCAGCCACAAACGCAAATAGTAAATTAGGAGGAAAGGATTTAGAGAAGAATATTGAGGATAGACGTACAACGTTACAAAAGCTTATTGATGCCGCATCAAAAGACGGACTGACTTTCAAAATCAATGTAGATAGTCTCGATGTAAACCAACTTAATACTACTTTCAGTAAGGTTGAAAAAGAGTATAAAAATTTCGTTGATAACATGGAGATTCTCAGAAGAAACTATGCAAAGAATGATGCTTGGAACACTTGGTTTACTGATGGACTTGATGATGATGCAGACGATTACAAAGATGCTGTGATTGATGCTCTCGCAAAGTCTTCGCAAATGGAGAGAGTTGTAGCAAACATTAACGCAAACTATAAACAAGCCACTTCGACCACGAAGAAATACTTTGATGAGATCCGTGCAGGTCAAAAGGATAACGAATCCAACATTGATTATATGACACGCATGTATGAGTTGATAAAGAAAATCAACATAACACAAGGCGGCAGCGACTATAAAATGCCATCTTTCATTGGTACTTCGCAAGCTGATTTCAATGACCTTATCCGTGCGATGAACAGCGTACAAAATAAGGCGCAAGAATTGAACAGCGAGTTTGATAATGTTTTTGCAGGCATGAAGGATGCGTTCAAAAACGACCCAATAAAGATACAAGCATTTATTGATAAAATTGCGGCAGAGCGTGATTGGAATCAATACGAGAGAGACCTTGCTTATAGACACTTTGGTATCAATGTTTCCATCAATAAAAACTCGATGGAGAAAGAAGTAAACTGGGTTGATGATTATCTCTCTGGTTTCTTTGCAAAGAAAAAGTATGGTATTAGCCTCGTTGTCAAAGAAATTGATGACGATAAGGCTTTTGAAGGTTTTCTTGGGAAAGGAGACCAAGCAGCAAAGGCTGCAAAATCTTGGAAAGAAGTTGAAAAGAGACTCGCTGCTGTTGGCAAAAACTCGCCTACAATAACAGTTGATGATACTATCCGAAAGATATTCAAGGCTGGTGAAATTGGAGCAAACCAAATGGTAATTTCTGTAGCCAAGGTGAGAGCCAAGGTTAGGGAATTGAAGCAAGCCGCGACTCAGCAAGCGTTAGCTTTGGGTGTTAACCCTTTTGAGGTTGATGCTAAAAAAAATAGAATCAAGCAAGATAAGGCACAAAGAGACATCTTGCAAGAGCGCATTTCTCTGTTAAAGGATATGAGTTCTGAATATCAGAGACTCATTAAATACGAAGGCGAAGAGCAAGCTACAGCCGATATTCGTAAGCACTTTGCGTTGGCGGCAAAGAATGTTGGTATGAATATAAACAACTTTATCCCAGACCGCCAAACTATTGCAAAGAAGATTGAATATCTTGCAAGCCAATATAAGGAACTCGGAAAGCGTGGCAGCGCATTACGCAACGCTACCGAAATCCGTCTTGATATTGATGAGGAATATTTCAAGCAGCAACTTGACGATGCGAAGAACAATGCGCAAGAAGCATTCTCACAGCTCGATTTGTTTAAGAATCTCAAAGGCGAAGGTCTTTCTGATAGCATCATCAAAAGCATGTTCGGTGACTTAACCTCTTCATTCGATGATGTGCGAAAGTCTATTACAGATGATTTCGAGGCAAAATGGGGTAAAGACCAAAATAAGTGGGGTGATGATGTTGCAAAGGAATATGCGTCACAAATGCAGAAACTTGATAAGAAAGTCTATCAAGACCAAATTAATCAAGCACAAGAGTTGATTAAGGCATACAAGCAGCAGCTTTCCGACCAGTTGCAATTGGATAAGTGGTACATTGAGGAAAAGCAGAAAATCCAAAACAATGCGAATATATCCAAGAACAAAGATTTGCAGAAGCAGCTTCAAGATAACCTTGATAAGCAATATGCTTCAAAGACAGATACTAATTCTTGGAAAGATTTTCAGAATAGCGATATGTATATTTCTATCTTTGAGAATCTAGACCACACATCAAACCGCGTGCTTACTGCAATGAAAGCGAGACTTGAAGGATTACGTTCTTCTCTGAAAAATCTCACTCCAGAGCAATTAAAACAGATAGTTGAGCAGATTAACAAGATAGATGCTTTACTTGTTGAGAGAAATCCTTACAGTAACATTGGTAAGAATTTCAAGGAATACCTGAAATTTGCCAAACAGCGTAAAAAGCTAGAGGAAGAATACATTGATGCTACCCAAAAAGAGCAGATATTGAAAAACGACCAAAGCAATGCGAATAAGGATGTCAAAAATGCAGAGATTGCTTACAATAATGCAGTAAGAAAATATGGTGTTGCTTCAAAAGAAGCCATTCAGGCAAGAATCCTTTGGGATATTGACAAGGAAAGACTTCGTACCATAACAGACCAGCTTGTAGCACAAGGAAAGATAACAGAAAAGCAAGCAAAGCAGATACGAAACGGACAGAAGTTGCAGAAGACTTTGCAACAGCAAGTTCAGACTATCGGGCAAAACTTCTCTGATGCAGCTAGTTCCGTTACAGAACTTTTTAGCGCATTGAATGACTGGGGTGCTAACATCGAAATGTCTGACGATTTATCAGAGGTTGTAGATGGAATCAGTAAGATTGGTTCTTCTCTTGAAGGTATTGATATTACTAGACCATTCTCTGTTGTCAAAGGTACGATAGGTGTTATTGGCGGCATCGGAAAAACTCTTGGCGGCATCTTCGGATGGGGAACAAAAGATAAAAAGCTACAAAAGCAGATTGAAAATCACCAAAAGGCGATTGAAAAACTGCGAGAGAGATACAGCGAACTCAAAGATGCTATGGATAATGCTTTTGATATTGAACGTTTGGCACAATACAATGATGAGATGGTTAAGAATCTCAAAACTCAGAATGCCAACCTTGAATCAATGATAAAAGCAGAGCAGGACAAGAAGAAGACCGATAATGATAAGATTGAAGAGTACCGCAAACAAATCGAAGCCAACAACAAGGCTATCGAGGAGGCAGAACAAAGTCTTACAGAACAACTTGGCGGATTCGGGACAAAGGCTAACTATAAGTCGGCAGCAGAGGAGTTTGCAAAGACTTGGGTTGATGCTTACAACGAAGGAAGCGATGCTCTCGAAGCACTTAATGATAAATTCGATGAGTATATACAGAACCTCATAGTTAAGCAAGCTACACAACGTATTGTTGGTAAGATGCTAGAGCCGTTGTTTAAAAAGATTGACAATGCGGTTGAACAAGGAAGCGATGGTGGAAATAATGGATTGAATTTGGTTAAAGCTGAATTGGATAATATTATGACAACCGGTAAGGATAAACTGAAAGGTGTTTCTGATATGTTGAAATCATTCGTTGATGGATTAGGATACAAACCAAAAGGCAGTTCAAATATCTCTGCTTTGCAGCAAGGTATTCAGTCTGTTACAGAATCAACCGCACAGGCGTTGGAGTCAATACTCAACAGCCTACGATATTATGTAGCCACTCAGCAAGCAGATGTCCGTATCATCCGCGACACTCTGTTAGAAAAGCTCGGCAATAGTATCAGCGCGATAACACAAGATACATCAAGCAGTCCTGTACTCATTGAGTTGAGATTGCAGACAACAATACTTACTGATATTCGCGACACCTTGGCTAGCTGTGTAAAGGGCGGTCACAAGCAAGGAAGAAATGGTATCAAGGTATTTATGAATTAGTTTTCTGTGTTCTATATATAAAATTAGGGCAAGCTCGGTTTCACAACTGAACTTGCCCTTTTTAATCAACATAAATCTAACTAAACCTTAACTAATATAAAAAGTAAAATTACACTTTATGTCGGTGTACCGCCGTACACTCTAAGAACTAGAAAATAATATAAATATTTTTACCAAACTTTGCTATTTAAATGAGCTGTAAGACGTTATTTCTGCTCATCCTTACAACTATTCCACTCTGACACATAAATCGTTCCTAGCGTCATATTTGCGTCATCGTAGCTAATGATTTTAACATCATTATCCTCTCCGTACTCTATGAGGTCACATTTTCCTTTGCATTCGATGCGAACTTCACTCTTTCCGCACACATAAATGCGAGTAACCATATTCTCAGGAACTTCAATTTCCAAATCCTTGCAGTACGCGACAAGAATAATCGTAGAGCGCGCCTTGATAACTCCATGAGCACCTATATACATTTCGCTAGTATATCCATGCTCGTTACATTGGTAGAATCCATTAGCAAACTCACCAAACTCTTTCAAAAGGTACTCTTTTGACAATCCCCATCCGAAAGCAATAGAATCAGCCATAAACTCAATTCCGTTTGAATCAAGAGCCATATTTACCAATTCTCGCTTACTCGCGGCAGAATCCCATTTCCCTTTATATTCTCCGCACAATCCCAATTTAAGGGCATTGCGCTTCAATGTCAATAATTCATTGCTATTCCCCATACCATTCTCTCAATCTATCGTTAATTAAAGTGTTCACATACGCATAGGTTTTGTCGTACCCGATAAGCTCGTGACACTTGCGGACACATCGCATAGCAGATTTCTCATTGATGTCCGCGCGCTGTGCGATAACAGCATAAGAAAAGCCATACCGATTGTGTAGAACGTCAAGAACAAAGTTCCTTGCTACCGCTCTCGCAAAAGGAATATTAGTGTTGCCGACATATAAATCATCTGCATTCACTCCGTCCTTTTCCTCAGTACTCATAGCCGTGTTCACTTGTTCGCAAACCATCCGCTCTACCTTATCCATCGTATCATTACCTAAGTATATCATAGCCGTTAAATCTTATTTTTATCTTTATAAACGTAACCTACCGTATCACAAGGGTATTTGTCATCTGGTGACAATACACCTGCATCTTCCATCTTTTGCCTGAAATCCACAGAAACCATGGGAACTAACTTGTGAAGTCTTGAGCCATCGGCGGCAGCCCAAATCGGTTTTAGATATTGAACAGGATTCTTAACCTTTACACCATCCCATTTGATTCCATTCTGAATGAATGGTATAAAGATACCGTCTCGCTTCACTCCGTTGGCATCACACATTCTTACAATCCTGTAATCTCGGAATAGTCCGTATTTCAGTTCTATATACCATTCATTATACATAAGCTATTCCTTTCCTTGATTAAGAGCCTCGGCTGCTTGCTCTGCCAATATTGCCTGCTGACCGTGCTCAAAGTTCTTCTTCAAGTCTTCCTCTGTCTCTTCGGAAACTGGAGTGTTCATTACAGTTTCCAAATCTTTCTGCATACGAACGATGTAATCCATCTTGTTCTTTGCGAACTTTGCAGCATCATCTGCATCAGTGAACGCTGTAATCGGATGAGCAATGTTGGCTTCTGTGATGATAACAATACTATCAAGCATATCCTGATAAGTAACATCAGTCTCAGGGAAAATATCATTTTCTTTTCCCTTTACTTCGTTCTTTATCGCGACAAGATTTTCAAGCCACGCAAATGTTGTAGTGGTAAGCGCGTGTCCTTCCATATCAACACCGCCCCAACGCTTAAAACGTGCTTCAAATCCAATATGTGTGTGGAAAATAGCACTATCCTTCAAAATTACGATGAAGAAATGACCGAAGTCGGTAACGCTTTCAACATCTTTTCTGTTGATTCCGACAACAACTTTAAGCAAACCTGCATTGTTGTCAACAGTCTTCTTTTTTGCAATTCTAGCCATAACTATATATTTATTTTTGTTCTACAATCGTTTTGTACTCGAAGTTTCTACATGAAGGATTTTCTTTCGATGTGTATCTCTTATCCGTGGTATTATTGCAAATCCCATCTTTGAAAAAGAAACAATCCTTGCAAGTATATACTAGCGGAATAATGTCTCCGCAAGCATCATCGTCAGGATTTGCGTCTGTATATAAGTCTTTGCCCAAGCAATATGGGAACTCAGAATCTTCATCATTCAACAATACGCAATCCTTACAAGTGTATTCAGTCTGTGCCATGCTCCAATAATTTTATTTCGTCTTGGATATAAAACACTGCCTTACGCAAGTCCTCAATGCGCTTCTCGGTCTTTGTTTTGTTGCCATCCACCTTATCCTTGCGCAAGAGATACTTGATAGCGTTCCCTGTATTGAAATCAAGATGTCTGCAAATATCCAAAGGCTCAACACCACACAAATCCTTCAACCAAGCATAATGGGATGGGTGAGATACTTGCTCTGCCTTTCCGTTTGCGGATTTTCCTTCACCTTTCGTTACTATATCGAACTTTGTACCAAACGTCATAATATCTTCCTCGCGAAAACGAGCGATATACTTGTAATCTGTGCTAACAGATGTGCATATATAAACATCAGCATCCTTTTTCTCGGCATTGAACAGAATAGGGGTGCTGCCGCTCTGAATACCTATAGGGTCAAAATTACATTTTAAGCAATCTTTTTTTGTGATATAAAATCGCAGCCCAACCTTAATATCTTCTTTCTTAATCATAAACTATTTATTTTTACTATTCAAACAAAAAGCTCTATGAGCCATAACGTCTGATGGGTTATGAAAAAGGATAATACAAAAATCACCATGTTCTTTTGTATGAACATTTTGCAAACCACATTCTTTGATAAATCCATTACCGCTAATATAAGGGTTAAGAATCTTGCGAATTGCGCTGTTATGGCTTGGCTGAACAATAATAACACCACCAGTTTCTCTAAGTTCTTCCAGTTTCTTCCACTGAGCTTCTATATTTTCGTCTCCATAGAATAAATCATAGCCATAAGGCTCTGTGATTTCTCTATCTATTCCCATTCCCAAAGGAATGTCAATTACAATAATCGGTTTCATAAGCTATTTCTCCTTATCTTTAATTTCTACGAAATCTCCAATTCCCAAACGAGCATTGTTGATGCAAGACGCAATCCAACCAATTAAGTAGGCAGAAGACTCGCCGCCGTGTTCCAAGTCAGTATATTCCTCGATGGCATCGCAGACGTGAGAGGCTTCGTGGCAGCAATAGTTCATCGACATAACCTTCTGACACGGAAACGATACAAGAACGCCGCGCCTTCTGTCGCTCTTTCTGACTGCATCGGAATACGTAACGCCGCCGTAATCAATATCGGGAGCCTTGCACTTGTCAAAACAGGAATCTATCAGCTCTTTCAGGTCTTTACCGATGTGTACCCAAAGTTTCAAAGGGTAGATTCCGTTTTCGTATTCGTAATATCCTTTCTTCTTCATATTCTCAACTATTTTTGTTTTGACACAATCTCGATAGCAGACAATAATGTCTTTTCGCTGATACCTTTTCCACTACCAACACCATCTTTCTCTATCTTCTCAATAGAACTCTTTATAGAGCATACTGCACTACTCTTTGCATTCTCGATTGATGATTGTAGCTCATCAAAACGCTTGTCTATATAATCCTTCAACCTTTCTTCGTGCTCTATAACGTTTATAGAGTTTGCGATTTTTGCATGCGTCCAGTTTTCTTCTACATGTACATAATAATCACCTTTTATATCATCGTGAGTCTTGGAAGACACAACCCTTAGACACACGAAATCGTCTCCATCCATTACAGCATATACACCTTCTCCTGATGGGTATAGTTCGGCTTTCGCCTTATCATCCCTACTCGCTTCTTGTTTGTAAGCGACCTTTCCTAAAATATTAACTCTAATCTCCATATCTCAACTATTTATTATGTAATCTACCAATATGCCACTTTGAGCAAACCTTACATAAGTAAGGATGCCAGCCGAGTGCCTTCAACCTCGGAATCTGATTCAGAAACTCCCAAGCGTCATCCTCAGTCTCGTATGCAACCTTCGCCTTCCAAGAGTGAACCTTCTTAGTCCAATGTTCGGGGGCTGGTTTGAACGGCGGCACTTTATTAGGATTGTGATGGTTATTCCTCATAGCTCAATGATATTAATGCAACTATCATCAATCGCGATATAGCAACCAAGTGTCTCGCGTCTGTAGCCGCCGAAATCAATAAGTATCTCAGAATCTTCGCTTGCGCAAATGAACTCTTTGTTGGCAAGTAATTCATCCTTCGTAATGGTTTTCTTAACCTCACTAAAATAAATTCTTCCAACCATAGGTGCATTGATAATGCCGCCAACCTTTACCACATCATCATCCGATGTTATATATATGATAGGTAAATCACCTTTTGCATTCTCAAAGAACACGTTATTCAAAAGCTCTGATTTAGTCATAATCTGTTATTTTTTAGTTGATGATTTTTTGCGACCACGTTTCTTTGTCGTATCGCGCTTGCTAGCAGTGTAATCCAATGACGATTTCTTTGGTCTGCCTGGTTTTCGCTTTACAGGAATGGATTCTTTATTCGGCAACTGCAACGTCTCACATTCCTCATCTTCGCCAAATTCGTTCTCGAACTCTCTTCCGTCACGCTTCTCTGCATCGGCATCATAGGCGCGCTTCCACTTGCGCTTGGCAACCTTCAACTGTTCTTTCTTGAACGCCTCTGATTCCTCATGAAGCTTATCGTAGTCTATCTCAGGTGCATCAAACTCACCTTCAATACTGCATTCGGGAGTTTTCTCAACGTCTTTTGATTCCATTTCCTGATGAATGCGGTCTTCCTCTGAAATGTATGGTTCATCGTCAATTTTCTGCTTATGACTGGCATTATACTCGTCAATGAACTCTTTTATTTCTTTCTTTGAACATCCATCTTTCCTCATTTCAGCCAACTCAAACTCGAACTTCTGACGTTCAATGTCCTCAAATCTCGTTCCGTCCAAATCGCTTCCTTCATTGAGTACGTTGATTTTCTTGTTTTCCTCATCAGCTCTCATCTGTTTGGCAATGGCAATCTCCAATAACGCGTGATTAACGTCCGATTCCGTCATTTCATCGACCTCATAAGCCCTAGGGTCTTCACCAAGCTCGTTTTTCAGAAAGTTCTTCTTTGCTTCGATGCATCCGCTCGGCAAAAACTGAGCCTCATCAAGATACATATAAGGATGAATGCTCTTGATAGACATGATAGGACTCGGCGTGCCGAAGTCTTGCAAAAGCTTCATGTATTTGTCCGCATTCTGCTGATAAATGCAGTAGCATTCCTCCAAATTGCGCTTCTGAACAAGCACAACTGCCATTATCCAGAATGGGTCTTTACCATCCGTGTAGCGTTTCGGCAATCCCTTCGTCTGCAACGATGCCGCTTCCAACGCCCTGTCAAGTGATTCTTCCTTTATTCGCATACATTCTCAACTGTTTAAAAGCATCCACCGACCGTAGAAGGAACTCGAACCTTCTGTTTGCCTAGACTTGTATCTAAAAATACGTCCTACCGCCTTGCGGATGCTGTTGTTTCTATTTTCCACCATTCTTCAACCAATCTTCAATCACGGTACTGTCACCATCAAACGACTGACCGAAGACGTTTACCAACTTGACCGAACAGAGCAGATACGGAATGTTCTTGATGTTGTCCGTTGATGGCTCTGTAGCATCCTGTACCAAAAACAACGCTTTCTTCTGTCTGTAATCGTCATACCACAGGATAAGCGAACCCTCCAAGTAAGCATACAGACTATCCCATGCTTTCTCGGCAGCTTTTATCTGCTCAGTGATGGAAAGCTCGGTTGTTCCGTCAACATCATACCCGAACACGCAGACTGACAACGTAGCGTTGGTGCTCTCATGCCTAGCATTCGGGTCAACGAACACTCTTAACGCATCACTCTCAGGATAGCTCTCGGTATATACACCCTTCTGCTTACCCTTGGAGTTCAATCCGTCCAATGACTTGTAGCGGACAGAACCGCCGCCGAAATCATCTTCCAGACTCTTGCGCACTCCGTCTGCCTTCCAAGCTCCCTGCTCGGACTTCAAGTAACGCTGTATGTAGAATTTCTTTTCTGCCATATTCCAAAGTCGGTAATTCGTAAATCAAACATTTATGCTGCAAATATACACCAAAAAATCAAGCCAAAAATGAACTTTACATAGTTTAACAAATTGCAAATTTGTACCATTTTCCCCATATCCCCAATTAAATATATGTTATCCGCATAAATCAGATTTTTCATATTGAAAATTTAACATTTAGAGCAATTCCCATATAATAATAACACGTAAATAAACCATTGTACCCTTGCGCGCAGCCGTAGTAGGGGATGTCAACCCCTGTATATAGTAAACTATATACTCATCCCCTAAGAAGAAAGGCTTCGCATCAACCCCATATCAATATCACACAAAACTGCAATCCGTATATAGCAAAAACGAACCTAAAATCAAAGAACAACCTTGTTTTTCCGCAAAAAACGAAAATAAACGCAAATAACTCGAAAATTGTATTCTAAGACGTTCAAAATACGATGGCGATAAACTATACCGCAAAGCTACATAAAACGCTCCATAACGCACGAAAATAAGCGAAAATGAATGTCTCGAAAACTTATGCAAAATCAAAAGTAGATATAATATTCTGGAAAATGCTCAAAATTCGGTAGAAAAGCGGAATTTGAAAAATCAGAGTATTTTACAAAAAAAATAAAAATAAAAAAATAAAAAAAATCGGACGAGAGCTGACCCACCCTGCGAGTGCCAAAAGCGGGGGGGGGTAGGGTGTTGTTTGCCCTATATAGGGGTAAATCACTGAAAATCAATACTTTATTTGCGACAAAAACGGACATTTTCGGGCAAAAACGGCAAAAAATACGGCTTTTTGTGTCTGTTTTCGTTTTCTGTAAACTATCCAAAATAAGAGAAAAAGCAAAGAAACAAAAAGTAAAAAGATAGAACGTTTCTGTAAAGGTGCTGAAAACCCGAAATTCCCAAAAAGTTTTCTATTTACCATAATATCTTGCATAAACATATATTTTTACTTTGCATAATTATGCAGAAACTTGCATAATGTTTCACACGCAATTTTCGTGAAACAAAAAGCAAGTGAAAACGAAAACAGAAAAAGACGGCTGCAAACGTACCAAAAAAAAACGAAAGATAGTACAAACATACATCTAAGACGGAAAGCGGCTGCAAAGATACTCAAACGGCAAAACAGATACTTTCTATCTATCAAGCGAGAAGACGGCTGCAAACGGCAAATAATACGCTTTTAGGCGTTTCCCCTATATATAAGGTACGCACACACATACATATATAGAAGACGGCTGCAAAGGTGGTTTTATGAGGCTGCAAAGGTGCAAAGATAGGGCAAAACATATAAAAGCATACAATAACCACTATTTAACCTATTATATTGCAAAGTAGAGATTACAATTTATGTAAAGAATTAAGAAAAACCAATTATTTTCAAGAAAAAAGCGAGAAAAAGCGTAATTTTTTGCCGAAATATTTTGCAGATACAGAAAATTGTCGTACCTTTGCATCGCAATCAAGAAACAACGAGATTACTTCTAAGCAGAGAAATCCAGTTATATCTATATTGCAGCTAGCCACCTGCGATGCTACGACGCTGCCAAAGGTGGAGGGGAGAAATGACGGCAAAGTGACTTGTCCTTTGTGTACGCAGCCCATGGCACTCGCTAAAATGCAAGCGTGCAAAGTAAGCGAGGATAAACAAAAAGCTATAAATTGTATATCTCAAAAAACCGAATGAGAATAAACGTATCGGAGTTGCTAGTAACTTAAACTAGTAGTACCAATTAAATGAAAGTAGGAAATGATTTCCCTTTATAAAGAATGTAGCTGCAAAGTACATTATATATTCAGCGCTGAAACATCTTAAAGTGAGTAGCGAAAAGTTAGAGTAGCGAAATGAGATAGATGATAAATGAAAACCAAAAAAATATATATCCTACTAGATGCAGGCGAAAACATCGGCTTTTCTGCAAGTTCGAGCCTTGCAAAGGGAACAAATTAGTAACTTAAAAACAAAAGCGATATGATTACAACAAGCAAATTTTCAGATGTTGCAAAGGTACTCAAAGGACTTGCAGCAGTTTATAGTGTTCAATATGATTCTTCATTTATTGAGTCTGATATGAAGATAGATATTGATACCATAAAGAAAGAGTTTGCCTACTGCAACGGCAAAAAGTACGGATTCGCATTAACAATTGGCATCCGTAAGTCTGGAACAAATAACTCATTAGGTAGCATGTTTCGCACATTTCTAGAAGATGGCGATTTTGTTGCTTTGTTCACTCTTGTATTTGATAACCATACAAAGGTATGGAATATTAAGAAAGTAACAAATGAGGAGGAATGTTATTACTAGAAACAAAAAACCCACTACCTTAAAAAAGTAGTGGGCGAATCAAGTTAAAAGCAAAACTAATAACTTATGATTACTTCTAAGCGGTTGCAAAGTTATTAGTTTTTTCCGATATAAGCAAATTAATTAGTAACTTTTAAATATTTATTTTATGGTAGTTTTTGAAAAATTGTGCCTGAACGCACAAAGAATGGTATTGTACGTAAACAATACACGTGAATTTTACGATATTAAGTGTAAAATAACAAAGGTTATTGAAGAGTACCTGAAAGCAAATAAGTTTGTTAGTGTAGTACGATTAATGGATAATGAAGATTTGAAAGACTTAGTTTTTAAGGCTGCAAAGTATCATTTCAAATATGATGGAGAAATGCCGACTCAGAAAGAAAGAAGACAGGCTTGCGCTTATCTCGCTTGTACTATCATTAATACTGCAAAGGATAATTTGAATTTAAACTAATTGGAGGGCTATATATGAAAAAGTTAGAATGGTACAATTTGAAAGCGTGCAAAGAAATTAGAGTGCAGATTCTTATTGCAGCAGGTTTTAATCTTAAAACAGATTATTTCCGTTTGGATAGTCGCAAGCTATCTATTTTGTGCGAGTGTATGAAAGCGGATGGCTACAGATACGATTCTCCGCTTGGTCGTTCACGTTCACGCTCTTATTGGTATAGCTTGCAGCGTGTTTTTGATAGAATGAACAAGTAACTAACAATACCCTTTGCACTCGCTTATGTGGGTGCAAAGGTACAAATATTATAAGATATGGATATAAGTACAAAATGGGTAAGTACTGAATATAGAAATATTCAGTTTCACGTTGATATTGTAACTTTTGAGATAGCAACAAAGAAAAGCAATATTAAATCACTTTCTAGCCTTCTTGAAAATTACACCAAACTAGTACAAAAAGGCTTTATTAATACCTTTTGCGTGCTCGAAAATTCTTCTAGTATGTTTGTTGTAAAGGTAAGCGCAAACGTGGATAGACTTGTTTACTTAGATACTACAACATTAAATCTAGAAATTGGTAACATTAAAGATTAGTTGGAGTTATGGATATAACAATACCTTTCGTTTTTGCCCTTATATCTTACGTATTAGGCATTATTGTAGGGCGCAATTGGAACAGATACGTAAAAGAGTAAATAACCTTTTAAAACGCAAAGAAAATGAGAAATACAGGCATAAAAGGATTATTAGAAAATATTGGTAACTTCAATGGGTGGAAGGGTAATATTTGCCTTTATTTTACCAAAAAAGAAGTAAGAGCATTAAAATGTTATGGAATAACTGAAAATATGGATATTAAACAAGCATATTTGAAAGTATCATAAAACATATTGGATAGGTGCAAAGATAGTCGGTATCTCTAGACTGTTCGATTCAGTATGCACCACAAAATAAGTAACATTTAAAGTTTAGGTGATATGAAAGAATTAAAGAAGTTAGCATTAATACTTCGTGCTTTGGGTATTACTGCAAATGTAGTAAACGAAGAAATAACCTATAATGGTGTGCACGATTACGATAATATCTTTTGCGAGTGTAACAAAGGTTTAGTGCATTTTGATGTTTGGCACGAAAATTTGAATGAATTTGAACTGCATTTTACCTTCAAAAGCACCTTGGTGTATGATACCTTATATTTGGATAGTCTTATTCAGGTAGTTAGCGAAATAACTAGTACTATCACTAAATTTGAGGGTTAAATAATGATGTTTGCGCCCTTATCTTTTCCCTTTGGTACACTTTATCAAGTGGGAAAAGATAAGGCTATATAGAGCAAATAAACGGCTAAATTTAGAAAGATATGATAGCAGAAATAAAAGAATATTTGGAAAAGCCTTCTCATTCAGGCAAACGTTATCTCATTAAAAAGATAGTAGGCACAAAAGATAACATTGAAAAGAAAGTTTTAAACTATATAGACGAAAGAATGAACAATAAATCCTTTATAAGGGTTATTGAGTTTAAGGTAGTAATAAAAAGCGGCAAATATACCGCATACGATTGGATTTATAAGCCTACATACAGATAGCTTGATATTGCTTAAAAGTTACTATAGCCGTGAGTAGTTAGAGACTACCTCCAAAAGCGAGATTTGGCACGGCACAAAGTTAAAAAGAAAACTTGGATATGGGAACAAAGGAAAAAATAAAGAATTGGTTGGAGGCTGAATATAATAGCCTTCACTTGGAACATGTAAGCGAGCAAAAAGAAAGCGAGTTAAAAGATAGATTTATTCGCTTTTATTGCAAGTTCGATAAACGACTGATACGTATCAAGCGTGAAAAGATAAGCGTATCACCGATTCAAAATGGCGGTGTGCGATTGTCTTTGGTAGCTTGGGGAAAATGCTATGGGCAATTTTACGAAGTGTAACTTTTAAACAATTGGATATATGAGTGACAAAGAAATGAATTTGGCTATCTTAAACAAGTTGTATGAGATAGCCGATAAGGTTTTTAATGAGGGTGTAAACGTGAAAGAAGGCAATTACACCGCCTCAGATTTGGCAAAGATGAAGGATAGCGCATTTAAAGATGGCTATTTGAAGACTGAAAAGAAATCATATAAGAATGAGTGTAATAAACAAGTAGAAAAAGATTGCTTTATTGCACCGATGGCGAGTGTAAATGTGCTATCTTTCGTTTGCTCATTCTGTGTAGTTCAAATCTTTGCTTTGGTAGCTAAGTTTGAAAAGTTAGCTAGCATTGGTAGCAAGAAAAGAATGTTTATCAAGCAGAAAGATAATAATGAAGTACTTTGCACCGTGAAAGTACTTATCAACAAATACTACTCTAAGCTATCTTTGCATTGTGCAAATGATGATTTGCGCCCTTCTATGAAAAATGTATGCTTGGATATTAGAAACGGAAGGGCAGCCGCTAGCGATGGTCACACGATGATGATTAAGGGCTTGGATGTGGTAAGCACGGAACATTTCACATACGATTACAATTTGCCTTTGGTAAACGGTAAAGACTTCAAAAAGATGTGCTCATTGGCTAAGTCGGGTAGTACTCTTACTTGCAAGTTGGTACGTGAACCAAACGACAATACATATTGGGTATCTGAATGTTGTGGATATTACTCTAAGACTGAGGAAAACAGATACGTAAATTACTCTTCTGTATTACCAAAGATTAATCCTGATAAACTTTGCACCATCAACGAAAAGACTTGGAAGGGTATTTCTAAATGGTTGAAGAAAAACAAAGGTTTTAACTCTATCGGTTTAGTAACAATCAAGCATAAAGAAAATGATAATCGTATTACATTCACAATTAACGGAATGTATGATAATCATGATGGTATTGAGATTTCTTGTGAGTGTGAAAACGTACCAAACAAGAATTTTGCGATTGGATTAAAGATTGATAGTCTGCTGAGATTTGAAAACTTCAATTTTGCACTTGGAAGATATTCTACTGAAGCTTTGGTGTATGTAGGTAGTTTGGAAGTTGGTATGATGATGCCGATGTATATTGATGATGAATATGACGGATTCAAACTATCTGATGGCTACATTGGTGCATACGATTATTGTGGCTTTGCGGAGTCTTTTGATATGCCTATTAATGAGCCTACAGAAGACGTTATTACCGCAAAGGTGGATAATGTTACAACTGAGGAAAAAGAGTGCGCTACAGAAGAAAAAACAGAGCAAACGAATAAATCTACAAAGGAAGTATCATTGGATAAATCTAGCAATAAGTTTAGTTTTGATGCAGTTGGTGTAAATGTAGGCGATACACTTACCTTCATTGATGGCACAAAGGTTATTGCAGCAGAAAACAATAAGATTATATTCTGTGGGGAACTGTTTACTTTGTCGGGGTTCTGTAAAGAGTTCATGCCTGATGAAAAGCGAACAAATAGTAATTCCTATCGTGGATGTGCTTTCTTCTTTAAGGATGGCGTTAAATTGGAAAAGCTATTCAAGGATGCGCAAAAGAAATCATTGGTATCAAGCAAAGAAGAGATTGCAGCCGTACCTGATGATACATTGAATAGCGTACCAAATGAGCATCAAACAAGCGAGAAATGCACCGAGCGGACAATTACACCATTGGCAAATGAAAACGTCTCAGAGCGCAAAGAAACGGCATCAACCGCAAAGGTTGTGGCTATCTCTATCGGTGTTCCTTCATGCTTGGATATTCCACCGAACAAGCCGTTAAATGCAGCTGTAGGCGATTGCTTATGTGGTGTTGGCAAAGTAGTACACACACTACCTTTGCCACCTCCACGGAGCAAAAGAATGAGTGAATTAATAACATATACAAACTTTTATAATACATCATAAAATGAACGTAAATCAATTAAGAAAGGCTATCAAGGTAGCCAAAGCAGAAAGTAAGGTAATGGTAACAATACTTTCCGAGAACGGAAACAGAGATTACATTGATAGTGATACTATCATACGTATCTTTATTAGAGAAGTTGTTTAACAATTAATTATAGGAGATTATATCATGTGGACTAAAGAGATTGAAGATTGCTTATCCAAACTTACAAAAGAAGAGGAGCGAGTATTGAAGAGAACCATCACCAAAGGTGGATTTGGTAATGATAGTTGCAGTTTCAGAAACATTCTTGGCGGTATTTCAAAGGAAGGAACTATATGTTGGGTGTATATGACTAACTATAGAAATCCAAATACCAGACGTTTCTACCTCAAGAAGACTGAGGAGATATTCAAGTCTATCCGTGAGAAGTTATGCCCAAATGGTGACATTGGTCGTTTCTTTATTTATCAGAAGGAATGGTGGGGAGAAAATTCAAGCGACATTATCCGTGTTCCTGAAGATATTCATATAGCATTGGAACAGTGGGCAGACGATGGTATTGATAAGGCGACTCATTGCCCTATTAATGAAAAAGACCTTGGCATTGACGATTTGTTAGAAGATTTATTTAACGATGGACATTATTCTTGGAACAAAGATAATACAGAAAAGGTTGGATTTGTCGGCAACGAGCCAATATTGGTACGACAGGAAACCGATAACAAATTGCTGGTTAGATTCCTTGGCGATGCTTGGTGTCCTGATGTTGTTGAGGAATGGGTGAAGAGAATTGAACATGACAAGAACAATGATGTAGATTACGTGATTGATACTTATATGTTTGGGGTGATTGAGAATGACCGAGAGCGTAGAAGTAGCGATTTTCACGTTTCATTCTATTATCGTGGATAATAAATAGAAGAAAGTAACGTTTTAAGTAATAAGAGATAGGATAGGAGATAGGAGAAATGAAGACAACAGAAATCAAGAATGAAGGTGGCGCATCTGTAAAATACGACATCGTAAACATCGGCTGTAAGGATTGTCCTTATTGCATGATGGCAGAAGGTCACTACCTTTGCCGTTCCGACAAAAGCTGCAACGCAAAGGCAAACATGACCGATGATGATGAGCCAAAGCAGAAAGTAATAATATACAGTCGTGTCTCTACTGAGAAGCAGACATTGGAACAGCAGGAAAGAACAATCAATGAATGGTTGAATTGTCACAATCTCAAAGCTACTCACGAAGTGAAGGAGGAAGGTGTATCGGGTAAGGTATCTTATAAGGATAGAAACCTTGGTAAGGTAGTATTGCCGATGCTTGATAAGGGTGATATACTTATCGTGTCTGAAGTCAGCCGTATCGGTCGTTCCATGAGCGACATCAACAAGTTTGTTAATGACGAGCTGAAACCACGTGCCGTGCGCTTGGTAATTGTGCAGATGGGCATTGACCTTGATTGCAGCCATCTGAAAGCGATTGACGAAATGTTGTTATTCGCTTTTTCATTCTCGGCACAGATGGAGCGTGAACTCATACAGGAGCGAACACAGAGCGCATTGGAAGTACGCAAGCAGAAGTTGGCACAAGACGGAGAATTTATCTCAAAGTCTGGTAAGGTCGTTAAGAAGTTGGGCAGACCTAGAAAATGTGACTTATCAAATGCACAGAAGGCAGCATCGGAAAAGCGCAAGAAAGAGGCTGCTGAGAAACCTTGCAACAAAGCTATATGGAATGTGGTTAAGAAGTGTACCAACGACTTCACGGAATTGACCACACCTAACTTTGCGGATGCAGCTATGATGTTGCAGCAGATGGGTGTTTATTCGTCCACTGGTAAGGTTTTGACGAAAGAACTAGTAAGAAGTGCGTATTACAATCTACGCTCAGTCTATGGCAGTCAGGTTTATTTCAGACGTGGTTCTGCCAACTATCGTGTAATGCGAGAAAAGGGTATGACTGATGAGGAGATTCAGCAGTATTACAAGGAACTGAATAATAACAATAATAATACAGAGGAGGTTTAAGTTATGGCATTCTTAATAGCAATTTGGCTAATCGGCACATTGTTCGATTGCGCCATGGGCAGAAATAAAGATTAAAATTTCTGCCCTACACACAATATAATGACGCATATTGCGTTATCTTTTGAAAATAATATAAATATCAAACAGCCCTACGCAACACGGTTAAGCGGATTTTTATGAAAGAACTTAATGTTTTCGACCTTGACAACGACAAGATGTTCAGTCGCAAGGCTTTGAGAAAGATACTTCGCCCAGACGAAGACAATTTGTATCAGAGTGATGTATGGCAGCTTATAGAAACGTTTGGTCTTCCGAAACCTCTCTACCGATATGCAGATAACGAGGTGTATGACGACAATGAAAATACGTATTCTAAAGCAGTAGAGCATTTCTTCAGTAAGTTTCACCAAGAATGCGTAGAGAAATCCACGGAAGGCGATGTTCAGTACAGACTGCTTTCGTGCGGCGGCAATATTTGTGCAGCGATGTTTGTTTGCGAAGATGGGATTATACAGGAAAGCTTCTGTTTTTGGATTGACGTTTTTTCTTTGCCTGATGATTTTAATTGGTCGTTAGGTGCTCTTGAACTTTTTTGCTAATCATTTCAGCCCTCGCCAACACGGATAAGGCATTATATATGAAATTACAAAACTCTACAAAAGAAATAATAGACAGAAGAAAGGTGTATTACGTAACTATCTATAATAGCAGACACATGATTGTTGCATTCTTAGGTAGTGGTTTGCATTATGTTTCGGAAAGAACTGATGCAGCTTTGTTTGATACAAAAGAGGAGGCGCAGGAATTGATGAAGAAAGCGGAATTAAACGGAATTTGTAACACGATACCAGATTTCGCAAAAATGACGGTTTCATCTGATACGCAAGTTTTACTCCAACATTGGCATTTCTAGCCATACAATACCCATAACAAAAATTAAGCCCTCGACACCACGGTTAAGTCACTATAAATGAAAAAGGTTTTAATGTTTATGGCAATTATGATTGCCGTGGGGTTTGTTTCTAGTTGCAGCATTAAGCCAAAAGTTCCCGAAAAGACACCTGCACAATTACGAGCAGATTCTATCGCAAAGGTAAAGAAAGATTCTATTGCGAAGGTTGCCAACTTCAAGAAGTTTTCTTTGAATAGCTTAACTAGACTTCTCAAAAGACAGATTTCGAGTGACCCTGATTACGGAAAGGTTTTAGAATCCTCAGACTTAATACTTTCCGATTCCATCTACCTCGCAAATTGTAGGGTTGCGGTTAAGAATAAGTATGGTGCAGTCGAGCAAGACGAGGACATATATTTGCTTATGTGTAAAAATGCACCAAAAAACGAATGTATGATAGTACTGGATAGAGATAGAATGGATAAGTTTCTGAACAACATATCAAAAGATTGTTGCTGCCTTCCGCTTATTACAAATGGTGATAACGAAATGCGCTCAAAAATCATATATCAGCTTTGCGATAAAGGGCAGTACTTTTTTAACGTTGAAAGGTTTATAGAAAAAGGACTAGACTTTTCTCCTTTCTAGAAAATCGGTGCGATTATTCACCAATATATAACATCATGTTTTTAAAACTTATGATTTTGCTCATGTTTTATGGGGCTTATTGCCTCTTCAAGGGCAAGTAAAAAGTTGGCTGATTCATTTGTTTGGGTCAGCCTATTTTGTAGAATATGGTGTAAAAAAAAACAAATTAATCGAAGAATTAATAACTGCCAAATGTTAAAGTTTGGTTAAAGGTTGCTTCTAAGACACGCAGATATGAATATTTTTCGTATCTTTGCAACGTTAAAAATCTTTGTGGTACGATTGCCGCATCTTCTTATGAGGGTGCGATTGTTGTATCTAATCTTATTGAATATAAAGTAATTTTATAAGGATTACTGCGCCGTGTCGAGGGATAGGAAACTACCTTCGGGGTTTTCACAAAGAGCCTTAACAGCACGTAGCGCAGTTTTTCGTGTTTTAAATCTTTGTGATATGAATACAAACGTAATTCTATCAAAGGACAGTAGCCCATCAGATATTGAGCGTTACTTCCGTGGTGTGTTGGCATTAGACCAACAAGACAAAGTGTTTTCAGTTAACCTTGATGATGTTTGGCAGTTGGTTTACTCTGAAAAAAGTAAAGCGGTTAGGGCGTTAAAAGCTAACTTTATTGAAAATGTGGACTTTATAGTTATCGCCCAAAATGGCGAAAAAGGAAGACCAGTTGATTTCTATTATCTCACTTCCGCTTGCTTGGAGTATTTTGTTGCTCGCAAGGTTCGCCCAGTGTTCGAGGTTTATCGTAGAGTGTTCCATCACGCAGTTGCACAAGTTCAGCAGCAGCCATCTTTGCAGGAGCAGATTCAAGCCAACCTCACATTTGCGGATTGGGCTATCAAGACCCTCAACATCAACGAGGCATCCAAACTTGGATGGGCAAAGAAGATTAGCGACAAGTTCGGATTGGCTGCCGAATTACCAGATGCAGTAAATGCAGGAACGGAAAAGCCGATTACGCACGCTGCCACAGACTTATTGAAGTCGCACAACGTTGGTATATCGGCACAAGCATTCAATCGTATGCTTGAACTCAAAGGAGTAGTGAAGCACGCTACTCGCCCAGGAAAGCGAGGAAAGGTACATAGCTGGTATGTTATCACTCCAGCATTTGACAAGTACGGACAGAATCAGCAAGACCCTAAGTTTCAGCAGCAGACACAGATACGTTGGTATGATGCTACATTTATGGAATTGCTCACCATTGTTGGCTTGAACAGCCAGACATCACTCAATTTAAATTAATAGGAGATTAGAATATGAACGGACAGAATATCAATGCAACATTATTGCAGAACGTGGAGCAGCCAAAGTTGGCTAAGACCCTCATCAAGTTACGTGAGGTGTACGTGGACTTTATGAGCGAGGTCGATAGAGCCAAGGAAGAGTATGGTGTGCTTGTGAATAACAGAATAGACGATAAGTTTGCCAGCCAGTACAACGTAATGAGCACGTTAATCAGCAACACTATGGCAAAGATTATGGATTACGAGGTCAATGAGGCTATTAAGGACTAAGTAATCGTACATATATAGTTCCTCGCTTACCTATTGTGGTAGGCGAGGATTTGTTTTATGGCGCATACAAGACGTTTGGACTATCGCACCGATAAATCATACCAACAGACTATTTTAGCCGCTTACAGAAGAAATTTTCACTATCTCTTTGAGTTCCCAGATATTTTGCCTATCTTTGCAATGAATTTATCATCTTGGAACTCATACATCTATCTCAGCCCTGCCGTTGGTACTCAATGGTGAGGCTTTACTTTCGCATTTCTTTTATACCTATCATATCGCCCTGCATCATCATTTTTGATGGTGTGGGGCATTTTTGTTTTGTTAAACAGAACTAAATTTTTAGTTATTTGTAAATCTTTATTATCTCCCGAAAATCCCCGTATCTCTATCTAAATATCATATATTGATATTATATATAATTTTCTCGCATTAATCTTCCTTTCGTGTTGTTAACAAGCGTTTTAGACGATTTTTTAAATCTCAAAAATAATGCTTACCTTTGTATCGCAATTCAGCAGTACGAGGGTTGATTCGCACTAACATTAGCAAACAAAACCTTGTAGAAATATAAGGTTTCATCATAAAGGAGACCCTCAAACAGCTCGTACCTGTTTGGGGGTTCTCTGATTTTAGGCTATGCGTACATTAAGTATCAGAATGGATTTGGTAAGGCAATATGCTTACGGTGCTACTCCACAAGAGGTGAAGCAACGCAAGGAGCTGCTTTGCTTTGCTATTTGGTGCAAGATGCAGCATAGTAATTCAGTAATGTTCCAACTTACAAAGAAAGACTTGAAGGAACGTCTAGGAATAGGTTACGATAAGGCTAAAAGATTGATTAATCAGGTAAACGAAGATTCTCTGTTCACCAATCTAGGTAATGGTCGTTTTATCGTAAACACATTCAAAGATAAGGAAATCAAGTACAATCGTAAGCAGGGAACATACAAAGGTGCTTTGGTTTGTAAGATACCAGTTAAAAAGGATTTTACTCTCAAAGAAATATATTCCATCCTTAACAACATCCTCTATACATTCGTGATTTGCGGTGCAGAAGATAACAGTTTCAACGTTGATTACAACTCGGTGTGTATCCCGATGCAACTTACCACGAAAAAGTTTATGAGTGTTGTTAATATGGGCTATGGTTCTGTGAGTAGAATTAAAAAACAGCTTATTAGCAGAGGAAAGATTAAATCATCCTTTGCAGAACAGCACGTGGCAGATGATAGAATCGAAGGACAGAAGGAACTTATATTGCAAAGATTTGGTAGGAAGTCATTTACTTATAGTAAAGGGCATTTTCATTATCTTATCATTCCTTGCTCTTACTCTATTGAAGACCGAAGAATATCTGATAGCTTCATGTTTCAGATATATGACTACGAAAAGAATAAATACAGATGCAATGGGAAAGGCAATTCTTTCGCTAACATCATTGGTAGTGATGACCCTCACGACAACTTTTGTGGTGGATAATATACATCGAGTCCTACTTTGGATATGTTTATATTAGTAGTTAGTTGAGGTTATATGTGTTTTATATAGTATGTATAGTAGGCTAGTGCGTATGCGTGTATGTGTATGTGATAGCCATATAAAAGAAAGTTTGTATGAAGAAGATAGAAGAAAAGTACATAAGGACTAAATTCGAGGTTGTTGCCTACGATATTTACGTCAGCAATGTGTGCAAAGGCAAGAAAGGACCTTGCAGTTCAGCCTATCTTGTGCTCAAAGACGGAAAGATTATCGAAAAGTCTTCGTATTTTGCCGACCCGATATCGAAAGTCAGGGCACAGATGATAGCGATTACCAGAGCAATGCGCAAGTACTATGACAGTGCCAACCTTATAACTGTTCACTTGCCTGAGAATGCTCCGTATTACAGCATCCTTGAATCAGGAGAAGAGGTAACCAATGATACCAAATCCGGTGATATTGTTCTTTCGTTCAGGAAAATGGCTGAGAACATCGAGGTTATTTTCGAAGTTGCCAAGTGGTACACGGCAGACAAATACAATACGCAAGTAGAGGATATGGCAAAGGCAGAATATGAGAAGAATTTTAGAGACCCAGGAGATAAGCCAACTTATCAAGAATTTTGCGATTACTGCAAAAAGACTGGATGGATAGAAGAAGGATTTGATGATGCACTTTGGAATTTTCTCGAAAGTAAGAAATGGTTGACAAAGAAAGGCACTAAGCCTAAGACTTGGCAGAGTCTGGCGAATGCCTACAATCCTACCATAAGAAAGAACGATGATAGGTTTATGTCCGTGGATGAGTTAAAGAATAAGAAACGTAAGGAAGCAATGCGTGAAGAAGTGGAAAACAATAAATATACAGGTCACTACATTTGCTATACTGACGGAAGTTGCGATAACTATTCCACTCATCGTGCAGGAGGTTCTGCTTATATAGTGATTAATGCGGAGACTGGCGAGATAGAGAAAGTAAAGTCGTATCATACGTTGGGTACTACCAATAATCGTATGGAAATGCTTGCAATTATATCTGCCGTAAACTATTGTCCGAAAGGTTCACATATAGTTGTCGTGTCGGATTCGAAGTACGCTATCAAGATGTTTAAATTCACAAACTGGGAAATCGGAGATAATATCAAAAATCCCGATTTAATTAAGATGTACCGAAAATGTGCAGAAGGAAAGGATATTCGTCTTGATTGGATAAAAGGACACGGAAAAGATAATATGAATGTTCAAGCAGATTGTCTGGCATTTAGGGCATACGAACGAGCACTAGAAGAGAATAACCTTCCGATGGCTCCTGAAAAATACAGAGCACAAAGGAGAGGCAAGCTGACATTAGATGAGACGGCATAACGAGTGGATATATAACAAAAGAGCAAGCCAGTGAATTTAGTTGCACTGGCTGTGCTTTCAGAAAAATAGCAGAAAAAGGTTCTCACAAGGGTAGCGATATGTGTTCTGCACCTGATATAGAGCCTTTTAGAAGCTGTATGAAGAATAAAGTCGTGTTTATTAAAAAATAATATTTATGGATAAGGTTATTGAAGGAACGAAGTTCTTTAATGAACTTCTCGTAGAAAAAGGCAAAATGACAAGAGACGATTTTGCTGCCAGTCGCAGAGCACTACGCCGCTCATATCAAGACGAAATGGATAAACTTGCTGATGAATATGCAGTAAGAAATTCCATTTACCACGTTGGTGATAAGGTAAAGGTTAACGATTTCTGTTGGTTGAATGAACCTTGCACCATTTTGGAAGTAAAAGGCAGATACAATATTATGATGGAAAAAGGAGTTCCAGTTATATTGTACGTTATCAAAATGGAGCGCGATAAAGAAATTTACGAAGTTATGGAAGGCAAGATTGTTGGGTATGTATAGTAACGTTTAAATTTAGAGAATATGTTTGGAGTAGAAACAATCACTCGAAAGTGTGTAATCACCCTTATGGGGGGGGGTCAAAGTAGTAGGCACGTTATCAATGCCGAAGCCGAAAAAAGCTATGTTTCCTGACGAAATGGAACGTAACTTTATCAAGAGTTTTAACGAATCACAGCCTAATGCAGTAAACAAGGCTGTTAGTGTTCACATTTTAAGAAATTGATTATGATGGTAGTAGCAGATAGAATTAGAATTACGGCTCAGATTGCAGTGTTAAAGGAGATTGCTCTTGACTATAAGGGGAAGACAATCGACAACATCATTCAGCAGCTAGAGTCGAGATTGGCAGATTAAAATCTGAAACAACAAAATAGTTAGTAAT